TTTTTGTAAATAAAATTTATTGATATATGGCACAGATAAATGTTAACAGAAACACTTTCTTAGAGAAAGAAGAGGTGATGAACATGCAGTCTTTCTTGCAAAACTCTCTATTAGGAAAGATTCTTATTGCCGGAAGCTATACGTTCGGCATAGTGACAAACAACCCTACAAAATTCAAGTCCGACTTTGAGACTGTGGACACTTTTATAGACAATAAGGCGTTTGAGGTCCAGCAGGGAACACAGGGGGGAACGGTGAAGATATTGCCGGGTATGGCGGTAAATTCATTAGGACAGGTAATAAATATTGCCAACATATACGATAATTTTGCTATTCCGGCAGACAGTGTGTATTACTGGCTGAAAATCGGGTATTCGACAAAAAACTATGAAAACGGATATGTGAGTGTCAATCAGAAAGGGGTAGTGACCGGAACTGTAGACTTTTCCGGCAAGGTAAGAGGGCAGGCAGGGAAAACCCCCGTAGCGATAAAGTTTTTGAAAGATGATGGTTCACAACCCCTAAATAACGGTGTATATGAGATAGTCAATATAATAGACAACAAGAATATTGTATTAACGTCCGAATCCGATTTTGTTGCGGAAACAAATTTGCAAGTCGTGATACTGGGAACGGTACCTCTTGGAAAGGTATTCACGGACGCACAAATGGAAGGGCTTTACACCTATGATTGGTTTACGTTGGGGCTGACACAGGAAGTGACCTTGGAACAGCCGCCTACCAAGTCGGTAAACGAGTTTTATATAGCAAGAGTGAGAAACAACGGTGGTACGGTAACGATTGACAATACGGCAAAAAAGGAATATTGGTCTTTGGCAGGCATGCCGAAACCGAAAGAATAAGAAAGGAGGAGAAAATGAAATTATTATATACAGTAAGTTCTGGATATATGGCAGAACAGCAGAATGTTTCCTACTCGATAGGCGGTTTTGCATCTTCCACGACAATACCTAATGATATGTTCGGCAATCTGTTTGACGAGTTGAGTGTAAATACGATAAGGAATACAAGAAACGAATACCGGGCTATAGTGCTGCACAATGATAGCCAGGAGGTGGCAAAGGGTGTAAAGATATGGTTTGAGAATCCGGAAACAAATGTGTGTTCGTTCAAGGTGGGTGCCGTGGGAATGATGGAAGGTGAAGACGGAAGCCGATATATGGGGAGTACACCTAATATATACAGTAGACCCTATACAGTCCAGTTTTACGAGGCTACGGAGGAAAACCCGGTGTCTATCGGGGATATGCAGCCGGACCAGATGATAGGCATATGGGTGGAAAGGAGTATAGACAAGGAAAAGGCTTTGGAAGAGTATAACAAAGTGGCAGAGAGGGATTTAGCTACGGAAACGAGATATAAGCCTATTCAGAAGGAAACACAAGAAATGTTAAATATGCAATTTTATTGGGAATAAGCTATTGCGTATGTCATAAACAAATATTATCTTTGTGGTGTGATTGATAAGGGAGTGTTAAGCCTCCCTTTCTTAATCGGGTTAGACATAAACAAATATTATCTCGAATATGAACAATATTGTAGAACTTAACGGATTGCAGGGTGTAAAGAGTGAAAAGGTTTACGCCTATTTTTCAACCGAACCGAAAGAGGTGCAGAATGCCCTGGAGCTTGGAATAGCATGTACCGGGGCTGATGATAACGGGGCGTACAACATTTATTTTGACGATGAAGAAAACATATGCTGTGAATACATGCAGCGTTGTGTCACGAAGGAGTTTAAAAAGGTGGAAACAATAGAAGAAGCTGTGTTGTGGATGGAGGGTTATTTTAGATGAAGACATTAATTTTTGATGTGATGCTGAACGAGCAGTATATCCATACATTTAAGTACAAATATAACCCTTTGTTTCCTATCGAGGAGGAAGAATTAAGGAAGTTTGTAGAAGAGAGATTGCCGACATTGAAAGGGAAGAACTTTAAGATTTTGTTTTAAGGTATGAATCTGACTGCTATTATAAAGAAATGGTTCTGCCGCCATGAATGGGAACTGATGTATGAGAGAAAGGTTACGGCATGGGATGAGTTAGGATGCAACAAGTATATCGCCAGATATTACGTTTGTAAGAAATGTGGTAGTTATAAGAAAACCAAAAGTTATTGATTATGAAACATACAGTAGAAAAGGCGTCAATAGAATATGCTGAATCGGTTATTCGTTCATTTGGAACATGTGGGGTACCGAATGGAATTTCTGACATCAAGGAAATGATTGCTAATGGTTTTAATAGTGGTGCTGAATGGCAGAAGGAGAAAGCTATTGAAGCTTTGTCTTCTGTACTGGAGGACTGGGTACATGGTGGTGATGCAGACTGTATAATTGCAGAATTTGAAGAAAAATTGAAATAAAATGGATGAAAGGAAAATTCTTTTGTTTAAGAAGGGGTGTTATGATGTCGGAACACGTTTTTCTTTTGTTGTAAACAATAAGATTATTGAAACGGTTATAAGCGATGTAATGATTGATTATCATAAAAATATCAATTATGAAAATCAATCTGTAAGGTATCATTTCTGTACTATGGACAAGCATACATTTGATGAGTTTTCTGAAAGAGAGTTGGAAGATATGATACGCAGGGGAATTGTTTTATGTATTGAGTAATAGAAAAGAGATTGAAAATGATAAAGAAATGGTATGAAGTTTCGTGTGATTTGTGCGGAAATGGTTTAAATCACTATGCAGAATTAAAACCTACTTGCACTGATTTAAGGAGAGATGGTTTTAAAGTTAAAATCAATAACGGAAAGGTGTTTGTTTTTTTGTAAAGAGTGCTATGAAAAGATAAAGAAGGAGACAAAGAAATGAAAGGAAATGTATTTGACAAAATAAGAAAAGCATCTAATAAATACATAGAGTATATGATTGCTTGTGATAATGTAGCTAAAGAAGCACAAAAGCATATAGATTGGAACAATGATGTTTCGTGTGAATATTATCCCGGTGATGGAATATGTATAATGATAGAAGAACATGTTTGTTATGCTAATACATTCTTTGACTTGGTAGAAGAATCAGAAAACGGTATGATTGACGAGAGAACTTTTATGATAAATTGTATCTGACATGGAAAGATATAGGATTGTGAAAGAAATAAGGTATAGCGGCTGTATTCCGATAGTCGTGTATTGCGTACAAGTCAGAAAAGACAAACGTATTTCATCCGAATGGGTGAATGTAAAAGGTTTTGACACCTATAGGAAAGCAAGAGAGTTGTTGTATGTTTTAAACGGTGATTGATATGGAAATAGTTCCGGATTTGACAAAAAGTAATTTATCTAAAAACCAGGTAGAATATATTCAAAAGAAACAGCATGAATATAAATTGACGGACAAGAAGAGGAGGGTTCCGGGACATATTTTATTTTCATTCAATCTGAAAACGAAAGAGATAAAGAGAGCTTCTATTACTAACGAAGTTTCAATTGGATTAAACGGGAAACCTATAATGAAAACTAAAATAGCTATTGAGCCGGATTGTTATTATGAACAAGCTTTAAATGAAAAGAATTTTAGAAAAAGATTAAAGAGGATTGGGTTAATATGAAAACAATTAAGATTTCAAATTTACAAGAAGGGGATTTGTTCATGTATAAAGACGTAATGTATGAGATTGTACACAAGGACAAATGGGAAACCTATTGTAAATATGTCAATAATAAAAGTCGTTTGGGATGGTTTTCAAGCGAATATTTTTATTGTAAATTTAGTAATTATACAAAAGTAGAGATTTAGATGCTATGAGTAAATATAGATACAAGGAAGTGAAGAACTATATCCACAACGAACTAAAGTTGACTAAAGAGGATATAAAGGAAATTATGATTCCAATTGTGAAAGAGGAGGTTAAACGTATCTTTCAAAACACCTATGGGAATGATGTCGATATAGAGAGGTGGGTTCGTTGTATGGTTTCCAACGAGATACAAAGACATGGTGATTACTCTATGATAAGGAATTTATGCAGGGAGATAATTAAGGAAGAAATTGCCGATAGGTTGTCAATTGATATAAGCCTTAAAAGAGAAGGAGATAAAATTATGTTGAACGAACAAGAACCGTAAAACACATAGGAAATGAGCAGGTTTGAGAAAGAGATACTTCCTTTCATGGAAGAGGAAATTATGCGAAAACTCCGTACATACAACGTGTACAGTATAAAGGAGTATGAAGACATACGGAAGGCAGTAAGGTATTCAATCAGATTTTGCAAGAAACATAAAATTGTTCGATGTGAAGATAAAGATTAAATAAATAAAGGAACGAGAAATGAAAAAGTACAAGGTTTTATTTTGTGATATGGACGGGACGTTAATAGAAACTGCAAGCGGTGAGACGTTCCCGAAGGGTATATGGGACATGAAGTTCAAGTTTGATGTCCTGGATGCAATAAAGAATTTGAACCCTAAAGTAATCTTTATTGTGACAAATCAAGGAGGGATAGAAAAAGGGTTGGTGTTGCAATTATCTATTTATGTAAAATGCAAGTACGTGAATGACAGTATAATGGATTATTGCGGCATTGATACGTGTTTTATGTATTGTGAAAGCAATGACAGAAGAAACCCTATGAGAAAGCCGAATACCGGAATGCTTGAAAGACTTTTTAACAACTATAAATCATGGAATGCTGGTTTAAGTGAAAAGGATTGTTTAATGATTGGTGATGCAAGCGGACTTGAAGGGCAATTTTCGGATAGTGACAAGAAAACTGCCGAGAATTTCGGTATAGACTATATGGATGTCAGCGAGTTCGTAAATGTTTACGGGAAAGGGTGTGATTATGGGATTTAATAGAGGAACAAAGTTAGGCGCAGAAAACAGAAAAGGGCATAGATGGATAAACAATCCCAACAATGCGCATAGAAAGTGTACGAAGTGCGGCTGTATGGTCGATGTGATTTCCTCAAAAGGAGAAAGTATCTATACATACACAGATACTAAAGGTAACAAATCGGCTGAATGCCCTAATTGTATTTGATTATGGAAGTAAGTTATAAAATATTCGAAATAGAATATAGTATTCGTTGTGAAGAGCATGATATACATTATCCAAACGGGCCTTATCCTACTGTAGAAGAGTTTACCTATAAAGGCACTGGAAAGGTGGTAGGGTATATAGATGGAGGCTTTTTTAGGAAAGATAAGTTTTTGATAGTGGATAAGGAAACTAAAAAGTTTATCAAAGTGAAAGTAAGTGATTGTGAAATATTAGAATATTGATTATGGAAATAAAGAACGGAATAATAATAGATGGAGTGCTGCATGAAGCTGCGAATTATCCAAATGACTATGAATGTACTATATGTTCTCTTCGTAAGGAATGTGATGAATTAGAGAATCGTAGTGATGAATGGATTTGCAGGCTTATTGATTGTAAGTATTTTATCAATCGTGGCAAAGTAACAGACATTAAGATAGATAAGGAGGAATAAATGATGCACCAGTGTGACTATTGTTGTTGGTATAACGAAAGATACGGGAATTGCGATTGTCCGTATGTAATGAAGAAGTTGTCTTGTGATAAAGCTAAAAAGGAGAAAGAAAGGAGTGAGAAATGAAATTAAAACATCCATTAGATTGGTATAACGAAAACACACCATCGGAAGATGAAGAATACGAAAAGGGATGTCTATCTATCGCCTTGATAGTAGTAATCATTTTCATTGCATTAACGGCTATAATTTTATCTTATGACTTATGAAATCAAAACAAGTATTATCAATAGAACAAATGAAGCACTTGCAGGAGCTTGGATTAGATACGAGTGATGCAAGTATGTACTGGAAAAGGGTATCACATGGAAGCCGTATTGATGATAAATCAAAAGGTAAATGGTTTTTGAGTTTACAGAAGGAGTTTCAGACTTGCGGGTTTATGTCGTATGAAACACTTCCTGCTTATACCTTGCAGGACATTCTCGACAAGCTGCCGGAATCTATACAGGTATATGATTTGTACATATTTAAGAAAGTGGGGTTGTGGTGGCTCAAATATGTAGACGTAACGAATAATGGAACCGTTCGTTTAGAAAAAATGCCGAGGTTGATAGATGCCGCCTATTATATGCTGTGTTGGTGTATTGGGAAAGGATATATTAAAACTAAAGAATAGTTATGGAAGCACATGTAATGAAACTTGAAAACAACTGTGTGATTGTTGACGAGGAATATTTTAACGAGATAAAGAAGCAGTCAGAATTCAACCAAGAAAGGATAAACGAGATTGCCGAGGAAAAGTTTTTGGAATACGTGAAAGATAGCGGTATTAAACTTTCCTACGAAGTGAACGGAATACCTTATATATTTCATTATGACTTGTTGAGTGAATTGAACTATGAGGAAAGAGGATATCCGGAATCCGTGTCAGAAAAGGTGAAGCATGTTATCGCAGACGATATAACCGAGGCTTTGAATGACAAGTTTAAAGGACTGAAAGACGAGGCTTTGAATTATGCGTTAAGCGAGTTTGACAAGCGGAAACACGGTTTGGAGGCTACTGCAAAAATATGGAAACATTTCGCATTAATCTTTATCATTACGACTATTGTTCTAACAATTTGGCTATTTTTATTGTAAAATGATGTTAAACAACCCACATTTTACACATAAGCAGTTGCGTATGTCATAACATAATCTTATCTTTGCATTGTGAGATTAAGAGATGATAAGTCAAACAAATAAAAAAGATAAGGTTATGAAAGCAAGATTTTTAGAAAAGTTCATTATGATGGAGTTTGTGAAAGGCAATTTGGATTTACCGGAACAAGTCAATGATATGGTTTCTTTGATACAGAGAAAGTTGGGTGTATCAGTAGAGAACGCAGGAGAATTTTTAAGAAACGCAATCGGTATTAACGCTTAATAGAGAATGTCATGAAAGTATATATAGCGAGAGATAAAGACGGTAGACTGTTTAAATATCCTTATTGGACTGGAATGTTAGCGACAGAAATACCGCATAAACATATGTGCGCTTATCCTTTTGACGGTAATCATTATATTCAAGGCAAAGATTATCAACCAAAGAAAGGAGAAGAAATAGATAAAGGTTTATACCCCGAAATCACCTATGAAAATTCACCTATTTTGGTTGAGCAGAATTAACAATAGCAATTTGTTTTCTTCATATTAAAGGGTTACGTTTGTAGCCCTAATTTTTTAAATCTAAAGAAAATGGCGCAAAAACTATCTGCCGGATTTATGGCAGAATTATTCAAACTTGTATATATGGATTTGAATATCACTCGAATGGTAGTAAATAATCTGACTTATCAGTTAATACCCAAAGAGTGGCCCGGCTTCAAATTCTTATTAAAAGAGGCAACAGAAGTATTGAAGGAAAAAGATAAGGTTCCTTCTTTGGGCGTGGTGTCCCAAAAATACGCTGATAGTGATTTTGTGATTGAAGCGATAGATGCTGTGCAGTCAGCCGCCAAAGTAGACAAGGAAATCATTATAGACCAGTTGGAAGCGTACATTAAAGATGTGGAATTCCAGCTACTTTCTAAAAAAGTACATGATTTGTACGAAGAAGGAAAGAAAGAAGATGCTATACGGGTAAATGCGGAAGAGAGCCAAAGAATTTTATCCCTATCATTAAGGCATGAGGCAGGCGGTTTTCAGAAAGTGTTCTCTGATTTTGACAAACGAATGAAGAGGAGACGGGAAGAAGAAGAGGGGGAGGTTCCATCACGCGTAATGTTCGGACTTGATAAGATAGACCAGATTTCAGAAGGCGGTGCCACAATGGAAGATACCGTGTTATGGATAATGCGTTCGGGTGTCGGTAAGTCTACTGTATTGAGATATCACGGTATGCAGGCAGCTTTTGACGGACACCCGGTCTTGCATATACAGTTGGAGGGCGGTGCGCGTGCGTGTCTGGAAAGATACGACCAGTTTTGGACCGGGCAAAAATACGGGAACATCAGAAAAGGTGTCATAGATGACAAGTTAGCCGAGAAAATAGAAAAGGCTTTTGAAAACATGAAATCCTATTCCAAGGACATAGATGTTTATTCTTTTGAAAAATTCGGGCAGGCTACTATGGTGGATATCCGTAACGTGATAGTTTCCTATTACAAGAAAAACGGTTATTATCCGCATGTATTGATATTGGATTCGTTAGACCTTGTGGCAACCGGAATAAACCGTGTTGTAGACAACAACCCTACATTCAAAAAAGAAAAATTACAGACATGTGCACAACTTTTGAAAAACTTATGTGTAGAGTTTAAAATGGTGGGATTTACGGCAGCACAAGCTGGAAATGTGCCGTTGGAAATATGGGACAATTCGGACAAAGTGATAGACAGAAGCTATACGGAAGGGGACAGGACACTTGTAAAGCCGTTTTCCTTTGTGTTTACCGGGAACCGGACAAGAGAGGAAAAGAAACAGAACATAATGCGTATCTATATGGATAAAGTACGTGATTATGATACGGTAAAAGACACCTTTTCTATTGTGACGGATTACGGCAGGGGACGTTTTTGTGACAAGGCGCTGACAGCCGAATATTACGGAGGTGACAAGGGTTTCACGTCCTCTACTTCTGAAAAGAAGACAAGAAAGAAAAAGGACGAAGGCGGTGAAAAGCAAAATGATGTTAAAACAGAGGTGATTTAGACATAAGCACTTGCGTATGTCATAACATAATCTTATCTTTGCAGTGTCTTCTTAAGGGAGACAAGAAAAAGAAGTCAAACGAGTAAAAGATAAAGGTTATGAAAACGATTCAGTACAAAAGTAATTTAGAGATGTGGAAGTTAGAAAAAACTTAAATTACAAGGTTTTGTAAAAACGTCAGATTGTTTTTGGTATCAAAATTACAAAAGAGGTAACGAACGAGTAACGTTAGAAAGAGCTTAAGTTTAAGATGTTCAGAGTAGATAAAAACGAAGTAATATCCGAACTGGATTTGTCGGCGTTTGGAGCAAAAGGTTTTTTGCAAAACAAGAACAAGGAATGTCCTTTTTGTAACAAAAAAGGGAAGTGGGGTATAAAATTCAACGATGCCGGGAATAACGGTGCGTTCCATTGTTTCAAATGTGGTATGAAGACCACCTTAAAAAAGTTCCTGGAGAAGATAGGAAGGAAAGACCTTATAAAGCAGGATTATGAAAACACGGTAAAAATGCAGAAATTGACCCCTCTAATAGATGACGAAGAAGAGGAAACAACAGAGGAAATCAAGGAATGCACCCTTCCTAAAAAATTGGAATATATAGATAAGGATGAATATTTGGATAAGAGGGGGTTCGTGAAAAGATATTATGAAGAATTCCGTCCGGCAGAAACAAAATTCTTTCTTGAAAGAAAGCTGCACGATAAGTTCATATTCCAGTTTACCATGAACGGCAAATTAGCCGCATGGCTGGCACGTTCAAAAAAAAGTAAGGAATGGCACGAGGAGAACCTTAAAAGGTTTAAGGAGGGTACGGAAAAGCTTGTATTGAGATATGAAAATTCACGTGACGGATTCTCCCATGTGATAGGAGGATATGACAATATAACGGACGAGACGGACACGGTTATAATCGTGGAAGGAATGTTCGACTACATATCGGTAGACACGAAGCTGCACCTTTATGAATCGCCCGATATAAAGTGCGTGTTTACATTCGGTAACAATATGGGGCTAAGCCAGATAAGGTTATTGAGGGACAAACCGGGCATAAGGAATGTGATTCTGATGTATGACCCGGACAAACCGGAAATGATTAAGACAGTATCAATGACCCTACAAAGGTACTTCAATGTGCAGATTGCCGAACTGGAAGATAAAAAGAAAGACCCTGGGGACGCAACACAGGAAGAACTCTTATGGGCGCTTGACAATATGACGGAACCGATTAATTATTATACTAAGCATTTATAGTATTGATTTTTTGCCATTTATCCTAATTTTTGTTAGATTTGAAGTCAAAAATAAGGATATGGGAAAATCGCGGAAAATCAGTCTGGAGCAGTTTGTAATTAACTTGCAATTGGAGTATTTGAGTTGTAGATTACGCTCGATAGTTTACAATCGTATAGAAAGTGTCGAGCTTGTGAAGATATATAAGGACATAGCGGAGAAGAAGAAAGCAAAAATTCTGAACTTGAAACAAAGGTTCCGTCTTGGTACGATGTTCGATAGCGACAAGGCGTTTTCTGATTTTTATTTGAAGGAATTTTTGCAGGAATACGGGTTGCCGAACTTGCAATATTCGGAGAAAACGAAAAAGTCGGTTATGTTTTGGGACAGGTTCCACCTATTGAAACCAGGCACTATAGTGATATACAAGGGAAAGGAATATAAGGTGAAAATAAACCATCCAAATGACGATAATGTGGTAATATGGGTTAATGACATACCGGAACAGATTCCTTATACCTACTTCAAAATGAGATGGTTAGAAAAAATCGATATGAAAGATTTAAAATAATGGAGATAACATTTGTTTATCTCAAAATTAAATTGTTATATTTGCAGTGTAATTAAAGAACAAAAGTATGAATTATTTCGAGTATGAAGAAAAGGCGGCTACTACAGCTTGCTATAACGAAAAAGTGGCTTTGTCCTATGTGACACTTGGCTTGTGTTCGGAGATGGGAGAAACTTACGAGAAAATCAATAACGAGGCAGAAACGGAAGAAATCTCTAAAGAAATTGGAGATATGTTTTGGTATCTTGCCATGATTCGCAAAGAGTGTAATCTTGATATTGAAGGTTGGGATTGGAAAGAAGCTTTGGCAAATGCAGAAGGTGCAGGCGTGTTTGATTTGCCCGTGGAAGTCGGAAAGATTGCGGACCAGGTTAAAAAGTGGTTGCGTGATGATTGGAAAGACGCGGAAAACAATGTATTCCCGGAAGCACGGAAGAAAGCCGTTTTGGAAGCCTGGAAGAATGCTTGGAAGGTAATAAACAGCATGATTAACCGCGTAGGGCTTGATACGGAAAAGATTGCCGAGCAGAATATAGAAAAACTGTTTTCGCGTAAACAACGCGACAAAATTCACGGAGCAGGAGACAACAGATGAGGAACTATGACAAAATATTAATGACCGGGGCGCAGGGCACGGGGAAGACAACCCTATTGAAAGCCTTGCAGAACGAACCGGAATTTGACAACTGGAAGTTTTACACGAATGTTGTCAGAACGATGGTTGAAGAAGAAGGGATAACCATTAATGAAGAAGGCACGTCCGAATCACAAAAGAAAATATTCGATAAATACACTCAAATAATGGAAGATGCCATGAAACAGCCTTCCATTAGCGACAGATGTATTATTGATGTGAATGCCTACACTTCATGGCTTTTTGATAATTGCAGCCCAAAAGACCCGGAATATAATAACCTGGCAGAAGAAGACTTTAAGGAGAAACGACAGATTGTAAAGCGAAAATATGAATTCCCTTTACTTGTCTATCTTCCTATCACATTCAGATTGCAAGGTGATGAGGTCCGTTCGGAAGATGAAGAATACCAGAAAGAAATAGACCGGAAAATAAAGCAGATTGTCGATAATTACGGAATACCCTACATTTCTGTTTCCGGTTCAACGGAAGAACGAGTACAGCAGATTAAAGATGCCGTATTCGGGAAAAAGGAGGACTGATGTATGGAAGTTTCTTTGTTGACTTTGAGAAATGTAGGTCGGAAACTTGGAATGCAGAATGTTTCCGGATTCAGAAAGGAAGACCTTTTGCAACAAGTTGTTGAAAGACTGGAAGCAAAAGGAAAGACGCTTGAAGAATATGCAAAGGAGGTATCTGTAAACACCCAAAAAGGGTATGTAAAGAAAAAGTTCAATCTTTCACCTAAAGGAGAAAACCCGTACAAGAAAGGAAGCATATCTTATAAGGTATGGGAAGAACTCGCAAAGAATGACGGACGTTCATTCAGCCGGATTGCAAAAGAGCTGGGAACGCATTACAACGTTGTTTCCGTTTGCTGTAGGAACCATTTTGACAAATCATAAACTTGCCGTTTTTATTTAGATTTGATTTTTCACGGGGAGTGTAAGTAAATACGCTTCACTCCCCTTTACACCCTAAAAATATGAATGAACTGTATAAAGATTTAATCAAATATTTGGAGGATAACTTTCTGTCTTTCAATGCTTTGGATAATTATATTATAGAGATTGACGGGCAAACATTCGAGTTGTTTGAACCTTTCCAATGGGACAAAGAGGATAACGGAATTTTCTTTGACGATTCGTTCCAGTGGGTAGGAGACAGAACGGAATGCGACAACTATGTCTTCCGGTTCGGTGATGTATGGTATTATCTTAAAAAGGGAGACGAGAATAAAGTAAAACTTAACCGATTGCAGTATATCGGAAAGGCAAATTTGTTTGACGAAAGCTTGAGATTTGACACCTATATAGGTGTGCACGGCAATTTTGAATTGATGAACGGAATGCACTCTTATTCCGATTGGGTAGAAAAAGCGAAATTTTTAGGAATAAAAGCGCTTGGTATATGCGAAAAGAATACGCTTGCATCAGCGTTCAAGTTTCAGAATGCGTGTCTAAAAAGTGATATAAGACCTATATTCGGTATGGAAGTTACTGTATATAACGAGCAGAAGGACGTGCGATATACAGTAAAGCTGATAGTCAAGGACAAGGAGGGATGGAATAACCTACTGAAAATAAATAAGATTTTGAATGTCGACGAAAAAGGCTTTATCACGGAAAAGGAATTGCAAGAAATGAAAGACGGGTGTTTCTTGTTGTTTGACCCGAAAACATGTATGTTTGAAAATCTCCCCATATTGTCAAGAAAATGGAACGATACCTATTACCAGCTTGATACTGTGGAATACAAGAAGAATGACCGGGATAAAAAATATCTTGACAATCTGAAAAAATTCGTGGGTGTATATAAACCCGTGGCGGTATGTGACGCCTGGTATCTTGAAAGGCGGTATGCTCCTATAAGGGAAAAGCTTAACAGGCTGGCAAAGGTTGCGAATTATGAGAGTGACAACCAGTATATGAAGAATTACCAGGAATATTACGAAGAATTGTCAAAACTGATATTGAATGAAGACAAGTTTTTCGGACTGTTTGAAGAAGCTTTGGTAAATCTTAATTACATATCGGTAAACTGTAATTATTTGCTGGAAACACAGGTAAGACACGCACCTAAATATGTAATGACGGAAGAGGAGAAAAAGAAATATGCTTCCAATACAGAAATGTTTGAATCGCTTGTCTTTGACGGACTGGCAGAACATCCAGAAATACTGGACAGATACAGCGAAGAGGAACTGACAGAAAGACTTAACACGGAAATATCCATCATAGAGGAAGGCGACGTAGTGGACTATTTTTTGATGTTGAGGGATATTATTAGATGGGGAAGAGACAATAACATTTTGGTCGGATTGGGCCGCGGAAGCAGCGCTGGAAGCCTCGTTTCTTATCTCCTTGGTATTGTCAATGTAAACCCGTTGGAATACGAACTCCTATTCAGTCGATTTTTGACAAAGGGTCGTTTAATTCGGCATGAAGAGGAAGAGATAATAACGATAAATGGAGAAAAGGAAATATCCGGGAATACCTTTATAAAGATTGTCCGGAATGACGAGGAAATGATAATTAGAGCCAAAGAGTTAAAAGAAGGTGACGAACTGATAAACGAGTAATGGTATGATAGTAAAAAATATTGAAATAAAGCGTCGGGCAAAGACCGTATTAGGGTCAATGCCCGACATCTGACCCCTTCGGGGGAAACGAGTTGACACAGATTTTCCCGGCAGAAGACGGGACGAGATAAAAGCTTACATGGAAGAACGGTTCGGCAAGGAGCAGGTTTGTTCGCTTGGCACCTATACTACCTTCCAATTAAAAGAGGCAATATCCGATATGGCGCGTGCAGATGGCATACCAGTACAGTTATACAGATGGTTTACCGCTTGTATTGGAGATGATAAAGAAAAGACGATAGAAGAGTTTTTCAAGACTGTATGTGGGAAAGAGGACCTAAAGAAGTTTGTCAAGGAACATACAGAAACGTTTAATGATATGATGGTTATTCTTGGTTCGCCTAAAAGCCAGTCAGTGCATGCGTGCGGAACCGTAGTGTTGCCGGACGGAAAAACGTCTTATGAATGGATGCCCGTACATACACAAAAAGGACTTGTGGTTACGGACTGGGAAGGTTCGGAAGTGGAAGAGGCAGGCTTCTTAAAGGAAGATGTTTTGGGGATTATCCAGTTGGACAAGTTCGAGGAAATGTTACGCTTGATAAAGGAAAATCACGGAATAGACGTTGACATATACAGCTTGCCTTTGGACGATAAACAAGTATTCGAGTATGCAGGCAAAGGATGGCTGGGTGATGTTTTCCAGCTTGGTTCAGCCGGATTATCTGGATATTGTGTAAAGATGAAACCGGAAAACATAAACGAACTGTCTGCATGTGTAGCCCTCTATAGACCCGGACCTATGGAAAACAATTTTCACAATGAATATATTTTGCGGAAGAACGGGGAAAAGGACTGGACGGAAGAAATGCCTATAGGTGGGGAAGAAGTGGTGGAGAACACTTATGGGCTGATGTTGTTCCAGGAACAAATTATGTTATTTTGTCAAAAATTAGCAGATTTTAACTTAGAGAAGTGTGATTCAGTTCGGAAAGTTTTAGGTAAAAAACTATTACAGAAAGCAAAGGAGTACGGGGATGATTTCGTGAACGGGTATGTAAAGAAGTACGGTTCTAAAGGAGTTACAAAAGAATATGCGGAAAATCTTTGGAAACAGATGGAGGAGTTTGCGAAATATTCGTTTAATAAGTGCTTGCATGGAGACGAGAAGATTTACCCTAATGAATTAACAATCAAAGAACTGTATGAAAAAGGAGTTGAGGACATTCCAGCAGTAACGATGGGAAAGTACGGTGAATTTATTCCTACCAAAGTAAGGGGAATAAGATATGCAGGGAAACGCTTCATCTATAAGATACAAACGAGCGATGGGGCAACAGTGAGATGTTCCGGAAACCATAAATTCCCTACACCGGAAGGATATAAATACGCTTTCCTTTTAAGAAAGGGAGATGTGCTGTATACCTATAAACACGGAATGAGGGTAAATGTGGAAGTCGTTTTTGCTTATGTGATGGATGCGGAACCGACCTATGATGTTGAGATAGACCACCCGGAACATAACTTTGTCACTGGGGAAGGTGTCGTAACATGTAACAGTCACTCCGTATGTTATGGTATGATCGCTTATATATGCCTATGGCTTAAAGTACATTATCCTATTGAGTATTGGAGTGCTACATTCTCGTTTGCGAAGGACGAAAAGATACCCTATTATGTAAACGAAATACAGCAGTCCGGTGAGATAAAGATACATCCGGTAGACATCAACAAGTCAGATGTAAATATCGTGTCCGATTACCGGACAAGCAGCATGTACTGGGCATTCAATGCAGTAAAGCAATGCGGAGAAAGGGCGCAGGAATATATATCGGAAGAGAAAAAGAAGAATGGTCCGTTTTTCTCCTTGGAGGAATTTATAGACCGATGTGTGATTAAAGACAGTCCGGTAAATAAATCTGTCATTGAGAACTTGATATTTGCAGGCGCATTTGACGAATTAGAGAATATCCAGGAACCGAAAGACCGTTTGGCCCTTATTGAGATGTATCGAGAAAATAAACGGGTCAAAGTATTGGAGGATAAGGATTTACTTACCAATATTATGAAAGTTCGTAAAGAACGCAATAATTGGTGGTGGTTGTTACAACAAAAAAGAACGTCCGGTTTTGCATTTTTTGATTATTATGATTTGGTGAATGAATATCATATGCCTAAATTAGACGACGAAACGGAGTTCCAGGACGTGTCTCAGATAAAATTTTGGGACATAAATTCCAAGAAAACCCGTCGTGCCGTGATAGGCGGTTATGTAATTGAGATAATAGAGAGAAAAAGCAAGAAGGGTATATTTGCCACTATAGTATTGGAAAGTAATTATGAGTTTATAAATGTAACTATTTTTCCAGAGTTGTTTGAAGAATACGGAGAGTTTTTAAGGGGTAGTAAAAAGAACATTTTGTTGGTTAATGGCGTGATTGTGTGGGATAAGTTCAGAGGAGAATATATTTTGCAGGCGAATGTTAATTCATTGTTTACAGTATTGACGTAAAATATTTTTGATATGAAAATTATGGTAGAAATCGGTACCAAGACCGTTGTTTTGGTATCACCGGACAAGGACGAGGAGATAGAACTCGATGATGTTACGACAATCAATTACTCGAATCTTTATGGAGAGGCGGTAACGGTATCTGGATTGCTTAACAAGGTCGGTTTGATGAAAGTTGAATACGAAAAGAAAGCGAAGGAAGAGAAACTGTTTTGCGATGTGTTTGCAGCTAATTTAAGGAAGAAATTAAGACGAGAAGCGGCTACGAATGGAGGAAGAATAACGATTGATGGAGAATCTTTTAAGCTGACTGAAAAAGGGTTGGAGGATGCTATATTACTCAATGAACAGTATCAGAAAAATTTGATGAATCTTATTGAGATAGAATCGAAGAGAGACAAGTTAGACACCCTATTTTGGGCAGTACAAAGCAAGGACAAGAAACTTAACAATTTGTTACCAAAGATTGTACCGCAAGACTTTGAAAAAGAGCTTATTGAAGGAAAGATAAATACTTTTAAGATAGTAAAAACTGATTATTAATTTTTAAAAAATTTGTGTTATGGCTTTTGATAGAAGTAAGTACAAAAAAGCGAGTGTAGAATCAATTGATGAAACAGTAGGAAAAGCAGCCGCAACAATGGGCGGTGGTTTTGGACAAGGCGGCAGAGCCTCATTTTTTAATCTGAACGAAGACGGAAGATATGTATTGCGCGTATTGCCGTCGTTGACAGGGAAACCCTATATGCCGAGAAAGACGGTTAAACTTCCTATCGAATGTGCGGTATATGATAAGGACGGGGAAGACACCGGAAAGAAGGAAATTAGACAAAAAGACGTCTTTACTTCTGATATCCACAGCAACCGGATGAACGGTGAGGATGCAGTATTGACCTATATCAGTCATGTGTATAACCTGGCAAACGATATCCAGGACAAGGACGAGCGCGCAAAATTCCTTTATCCCATCAGCGGTTACCGCAACAAGCAGAAACAGTGGGTATGGGGCATGAAGGCCATGCTTAACTATGTGGCTTATGTATGGGCAGAAAATGACGTGTACCGTCTTGATTTGCGCCCGGATTGGTGGAAGAAAATGAAGAACATTTCTATGGAACGTGCCGGAGGTTCGGATGATGGAATAATTAATCTTGACATTTTTTCTGACCCGGACGAAGGTTACCCGTTGATTGTTAACGTTACCACGGACGAAAACAAAAAGAAAAATTTCGACATTACTTGCGGAATGCCGGATGCTAATAAGCGCCAGACTTGGGACGATTTCTTTGCGAAAAACCGTGTATCAGACGAAGTGTTCGGTATTATGGAAGAACTCCCTACCCTGGATGATATGTATGTGGACGTATTTTCACGCAAAGACTGGGATATGCAGTTGGAAGGATTGGAAAGAATCGACGAGGAACAATCATACGGTATTTTCCAGGACGACGTATTCTTGAACAAACTCGAAGAACTTGACAAATTGGTTCCGGAAGAGGACGAAATCAAGGAAAAGAAAGCTCCTAAAAAAGCCCCCGAGACAAAGAAGGTGAAAACGGAGGAACCGAAAGAAGAGCCAACAAAGACGGAAAAGAAAGCAGGTGGTTATCCTACATTGACGAACCTCAAAAAGGAACTCCGTGCCTACATTGCCGATAACTACGAAGACAAGGAATTACCGGAAGAGTTGACTGTAGCAGAACTCCGTAAATGGTACGACATTGCACAGGAAGGTGGCGAACTGCCTTTTGAGGATTACGAAGAGCCGGAAGACGAAGAAAAAGGAACAGAAGAGACGAAACCGGAAGATACGGCAGTTGAAGAAGGGGAAGCATCAGCAAGCGTTCCTAATTCCATTGCATCACGGTTGAGAAACTTGAAAGCGAGAACTTCAAAATAAATCATACAAGGAAGGGTAATTTCTACCCTTCCATTATTCCTATTATTATGAAAAATCTTTACAGAATAATTCTCATTTCGGGGATGATAATATTACTCGTATTGTTATTTCTATCTATCAAGAAGGCAAGGGAAAACGAAAGGTTGCTATATGAAGTAGAATTTTATACTGATTCCTTAAACAGATACACGAAGATTTACAACTCTGAAAGTTTTTCCAGATTGAAAAAAGAAAACAAAGAGTTGTACAGCCGATTGAAGGAAAAAGAAGCACTTGTAGAGGCAGTGGAATTTGAATGGAAATACAAGTATGAAGGACTGGAAAGAGAGGTTTCCGAATTGAGGAAAACGGACACCCTCTACACATTCAAGGAAGAAACCGATACGGTGGGATATGACTTGCAAGTATGGGCTACACACCTGGCAAAGTATAAGATTAACTTCAATTTAACCAACAAGTTTTTATTGACAAACCAACGTATAGGAGACAATAACCGTATGGAGATAACTTCCCAATTGCCCGGAAAGATAGGCGATGTCACAATGTGGACGAAACCGGAGAAAAAGAAAAGATTCGGTTTAGGGTTGTCCGTAGGTGCCGGATATGGAGTATTCAATAAGGATTTTGATGTGTTTGTGGGATTAAGTGGAACATATTTAATTTGGTAAGATTATGTTTGTACAGATAAACAATAAGAGGATAAAGATTACCTCTATCAGCAGATACAATGACGAGGGTTATTCACAGTCAACCAAGAAGTCCAGAATCGCTTTGAAGATTTCCAATGTCTGGGAGAGCTTCTATTTTGACAAGGAAGTAGAGAAAGATAATGTTTTGAAAAATCTTGACAATACATTAAAGGTGACAGCGCTATGACCGGGAAAATGATAATAAGTACAGACTGGCACTTGAAGCCGTCCAATATCGAAGAAATAACGGAATTGCAAAGGCAGGAATTGAACGTAGCGGAAGACAACGGTATAACCGACCATGTGTGGCTTGGCGATATATTCGATTCCCGTATATCACAGAGACAGGACGTTTTAAATGCTTTCTCCTCTATCCTTGATATGTATGCGAGGATGGAACACACAGTATATTGTATTCCTGGAAACCACGATAAGAGTGACTATAGTTCGGACAGGTCGTTTCTGGATGCGTTCAAGTATCATAAAGGGTTCAGATTGATAACTGATTTGGACGCTTTCGAGATAGGCGGTGTAATATGCTATTTTATGCCGTTTTTTGACAATGCGATATGGTTAAAAGGGATGGGTGATGTGCTGAAAGAAAAGAATCATAAGACACATGTACTTTTTACGCATATCGCGTTCCAGGGAAGCAGGAACAATGACGGTAGCGAGGTGGAAAGCGATATAAAACCTTCTTTGTTTAAAAATTTTGGCATGGTCTTTTCTGGACATTATCACGATTTCCAGGAAATAGGAAAGAATATCGTGCACTTGGGAAGCATCACCCAGAACAATTTCGGGGAAGATGATAAAAAGGGGTTTTGGTTATTGGATGATGATTTGACATACGCGTTTATTCCGTCAAAAGGAAAACGGTACAGAAAAGTCACCGTGAATCTGGAAAACACGACTTTCAAGCAAGCGGATAAGATTGTAAAAGATTTTCAGAAGAAAAACAAGGAAGATTTTATTCGTGTTGAATTCGTGGGCACAAAAGATGCAATTTCCTCTATCGACAAGGAAGAATATAGAAAACTTGGTGTGGACGTGAAAGTTAAGTCCGTAGAACTGGAAACGGAAGAGGTGGAGACAGCAGAAGAAATCAAAGCTTTGTCAGGTTCCGATATTGCAGACAAATTCAAGGAATTTTGTAAACAAAATGATTACTCCTATAATGAAGGAATGGAAATTTTAAAGGAGGTATTATAATGGGATTGGAAGAATTATTTGGAAGAATAGAGAAACGTTTCGGAAAGGAAGCGGTAGTAGGCAACGATATAAAGGTAGACACCGTGTCTTCCGGCAGCATGGCATTTGACGAGATATTAGGAGGCGGCTTTGCATTGGGAAGAATACATGAAATTTATGGCGGAAATTCGTGTGGTAAAACGAGTTGTGCATTGCATCTTTGTGCGTCTATACAAAAAACGCTTGGAAAAGCGGTGGGTTATGTAGATACGGAACAAGCGCTTGACCTGGAATATGCAAAAGCGCTTGGAGTTGATTTAAGCCGCGACAAGTGGATAATGTCTCAGCCGGACAGTGCGGAACAGGCACTTGAAATCGTGCGTGAGATGCTGGAGGTGCCGGAAATCGGATTGGTAGTGCTTGATTCGGTTGCCGGATTGGTGCCGGAAGCTGTTTTGCAGGGTGAGGCAGGAGATGCAAAGATAGCGCTTGTGGCGCGCCTTATGTCACAGCAGTTAAGTATCTTAAAAAACGTATGTAAGAAAAACGGAAACATCCTCCTATGTATCAATCAGACGAGGCAGAAAATCGGGGGTATGGGATTCGGTCCTACAACAACCACACCAGGAGGCGAAGCACTTAAATTCTACGCTACCCAAAGAGCGGAATTTGCCCGTATAGGCACGGAAAAGACCGATGGAGTGGCAACGGCCAATAAGACACAAATAAAGGTTGTAAAGAATAAGATTGCACCCCCTTTCCGTGTATGCCAGGTAATGTTGGAATACGGTGTAGGATTTGATACGGTACAGGAGCTTATAGATATGTCTATAAGAGAGGGAATTTGCTCTAAAAAGGGCGCCTGGTTTTACTATGGCGAGACACGTTTAGGACAGGGAATGGATAACGCTAAAAAAGCGTTATCGGATAAGGATTTGTTTAATGAAATTAAAAATAAATTGACAGAGAAATTATGTACCCCGAAAGATTGATATTAAGAAATTTTTTGTCATTTGAAGAACTTGATTACACCTTTGCTAAGGAGACTTTGGGTGTGACTGGAGAGAACCGGACGGAGGAAGACCAGCTAACGAACGGGGTGGGCAAATCGACAATCGCACAAGGTCTGTTCTATGCGATATATGGTGTTAATCTAAGAGGAAAGGAAGACAAAAAACTGATACGTAAAGGAACGAAAGAAGCCTATACTAAAGTTGAAATATTTTGTCAAAAACGGAAAGAAACGCTGATAATTGAGCGTACAATTCCGTTGAAAAGTTCTTCCAAAGTATCACTGACTCTAAAGAAAGATGATGTGGAGACACCCGTAACGGTAGCTACTGTGTTGGACGCGAATAAATACGTGATTAACTGGATTGAGATTACACCGGAAGACGCCAAGTCCTATTATATCGTAACCAAGGGTAATTATTCGTCTTTTTTTCGTTCGTCCAATACGGAGAAACTTGCCTTGATAAGTCGCTTTGTCAATTTCTCCAATATTGACAAGACAAAAGGCGTGATTTCCGAAAAAGTCGGAATATTGGAACAAGAATTGCACAAAGAAGAATGCTTGAAAAATGTTGCGGAAGGCAAGAAACAAGCCTATGAGGAACAGATACAGCAAGTGTTAAGCGAAGACCCGGAAGAAAAGAAAAAGGGTATTATAGGTGAGATTCGGTCAGAAATATATTCTTTACAAATTCTTATTGAAGACCTTGTAAGGACGCGTATTCCCAAAGCGGAAAAGGATATCGAAGGCGTAGACAAGGATATCGAAGGGCTTATAAAGCTTAAAGAAGAGGTGAACAAGGAACTCGAAAGCTTCGATATGGACGTTTATAAGGACACCTATAAGGAGATAGACACGGAAATAGCCGGATTGAAGAAAGACAAGTCAAACAAGGAGGAAAGGCGTAAAGATTACGCGCTGAAATTAGCTGATTATGAAAAGAAATTACAGAAGGTCGAAGTATTGCTTTCTGGTGTCATTGTGTGCCCTAATTGCAATCATAAGTTTTTTATGGATGCTGACAAGGATTTTGAAGAATTGGAGGCTGATAAAGAGGCTTATAAAACAGCCATTGATAAGAATACAGTAAAGAAAAACGAATATGAGACCTCTATAAACGAACTGGAAGACCTTATCTCCCAATACCAAGATGTAAGGAAAGAAACGGAAGAGGAAGAACGTAAACTGCGTGTCCGTCGTGGAAAGGTGGTTGATAAGATGATGGAGGTGGAAGACCGTATAAGGGAGTTTGAACGCGAGAAAAAGGGATATGAAAACTCCATTGTAAAGATGCGTTCAGAAGTTGAAACAAACCGTTCTCTTATTTTTTCCAAGAATGGGTATATAGAGGAATTGAAAAAGCAGAAAGCGGAAAGACCCTCTATCAAAGACCAGGAAAAGGCGGTAGAAAAACTTTCCAAGGACATAGAGAAAGGCAACAAAAAAATTCTTGACATAAAGAACGGTATTTTTAAGGTACAGCAATGGGATAGCCGATTCAAGGACTTTAAGATGTATTTGGCAATGGAGCAGATAAAGAATATCCAAAGCGCGGCTAATGATGTACTAAAGAAAATGAAAAGCGATTTAAGGCTGATGATTGAAGGCTTCAAGCGGAATGCAAACGGGACGCTGAAAGAGGAGATAACACCTTATGTTTTCCGTGATGAAATGGAAAACTTTTTCTTCTATTCGGGCGGTGAACAGGCACGTGTGGAAGTGGCTCTTATCATTGCAATACAAAGCATGATTAATGCCACAAAACAATATGGAGGTATGGATTTTTTACTGTTGGATGAAGTGCTGGAAAGCAGCGATTCCCTGGGTATAGAGAATATAATAGCTTCTACGGAGTTTTTGAAACAATCAATATTGATTGTTACGCATGTACCAAAGCTTAATGACGAGATAAAGCAACTTAAAGTAATAAAAGAAAACGGAATATCAAGACTGGAGGTGTAACATGAAAGTATTTATGGGATTTGACCCCGGAACAAAGGGGTTCGTATCAATGATTGCAGAAGATGGAACCTTTGTCAAGGCTGAACCCATCTTTAGGGATATTAAGGTGGTGGACATGATAGAAACAGCAAACAGACTTCTTGCTTTTGTCGAAGGGTATGAAGTCCGGCACGTTGTAATAGAGGATGTGCACGCATTATACGGTTCTTCGGCAAAAGGAACGTTTACGTTCGGTTATAATTCGTGCGTGCCGGAATTTTTCTGTGCGATTGCCGGATTACCCTACACTAAGATACCGCCTAAAAAATGGCAGTCGGACATGCACAAAGGTATAAAGATGGTAACAAAAAATGACGGAATCAAGACAGTAAAGGATGTAAAGAAAATGAGTATCGTGGCTGCACACCGTATTTTCCCGGATGTGAGTTTAAAACGGTCCAGCAGGAGCCTAAAGGACGATGATAACTTTGCCGATTCTTTGTTGATGGCTGAATATGGACGTAGACATTTTAAATGATAATGGTATGGAAGAAGAATACATAAGAAAAAGTTTTATTGTGCCTAATGTAGAAATAAAGGTTGCTTGCTTTAAGGCAGGAATGACAGAAGAAGATTATTATAATACATTGGGAGAATGCCGAATGTATGGTGATGATAAGGAAAAGAACGAAGAGTATCAAAGGGAATTGTGCCGGAAGATATTCAGACCGACACCGGAAGAAGAGGAGGAAGATATCAACAGATGGAAAGAAGACGGTGCAAAAGTTATGAGCTTTGAAAATTGTGTAACCTTGGTATTGGAAGGATTGCCAGTTAAAAACAAAGAAAGATGATATACTGGAAATGTGAAAACAAGGAATGTACGGAATTCGGGAAGGAAATTATAGAGACACGCCCGATGTTCAAATATACTGATAAGGGAACCGTACCTATTAATATACCTTACTGCAAGGTATGCGGAAAACAGATGGGGTATCGTGAGGAATTGCCGGAAAGCGAAGGTGATATAAACGTGGCGTTCGCTTCTTTCGGCTCCCAGTCCAACGAAAACAAAGCCTCTATTCTCAAAGATAGATACAAGAAAGGTCTTGAAAAAGACGGTATTAGCGAGATTATAAAGGCTAAAAGGGATAAAATGACTAAGGACTTTTTCGGTGGGTGATATGTTAATTATATGTTAAAATGACATAAGCACTTGCGTATGTCATAACATAATCTTATCTTTGCATTGTGAGATTAAGAGATGATAAGTCAAACAACAAAAAAGATAAGGTTATGAAATCACTTGAAGAACTTAAGAATAGCATTTACGAGAAGATAAACGAAATCAGAAATTTTAGCAACGATGATTCAAAGTTGTTTAATGAAGAAGGCGGTTACAATTACGAAGAATTGAACGCCTTTCTCGAAAGAAATAAGAAAAAGAACTATATGAAAGCCGCTTGCATGAGGATGATTAAAAATTATCTCGATAGGTTGTATGACGGATGGAAGTTTTACGAGAAAGACTATTTGGTTTATGTGAATGACTTTAAAAAATTTGGATAATGAACGAATTAATAGAAAATATATGGACACTTGTAGCTCTCACGGGATACAAGTTCATAACGGTAAACTTTTTGGGAACCTATAAAGTTTTTATGGTGGAAAATTTTGCCACAAAGACAAGGGATAACCCGTTTAATGAAGTGCGCGGAGCGGTGGATATAACGGAAGATGTTAAACACCTTACTTTCCAGTTGTCTGAATTGAACCCTATCGGAATAGATACCCGGTTGCAGGGAAGACCGAGAAAAGATTTTAAGTTTGGAAGTGACGATTACATTTACTTTATTGCTAACAAGAAAAACGAGTTTTAGTTATGGCAAGCGAAAGATTAACAATTAACGAAAAAGATAGGATTGCAAAAAGTATAATCAAGCCTATTATAGAGCAGTCAAGAAAAGAATTTGAGAATTTTGGTAAATTTGCCGACGAATATTTCAAGAAAAATTTACCAAAAGATGTTGTTGAATTTATGGATAAATACCCTAATGTAGTAAAAACCAAAGGGTGTATTTATCTGTCAAGTTTTATACACGAACGAATATACAATATAGTGAGTTATGTTGAAGTTAATTATTTTGTATATTCGTTTATAACTGATACAGAATTTGATGAATTGAAGAGTTCAAGGGAAGCAAAACTTTTTGTCAAGAGAATGATTGAGTTAGACAGGAAAGCATCTAATATCAAAAACCGGACAAAATGCGCGCTTGAAAATATCAATACAACAAAACAATTGAAAGATAATTTTCCAGAAGCGTATGTTATTCTCACGGAAACTTCTAAAGAAGATGTTAAGAGGAATGAATGTGACAATATAGAAAAATTGCGTGCAGAACTTTCAAAATTATAAGATAATTATGGTAAAATCGAATTTAGACCCTAAAATACTGGAGGGGAAGATAAGAGAATATAACAATGCCTATCGTAGAGGTGAACCGGAAATAACGGATGCGGAATTTGACGCGCTTGTAGAACAACTGCATAAAATCAGCCCTAATGCGGATTGGTTCAAGAAAGGGGTCAATGACGAGGTTTCGGGAAGAAAAGAAACCCTTCCTATCCCCATGTATAGCCTGGAAAAGGTAAAAACTTATGATGAGATTGTAAGGTGGGTAAAGTCATGTGGACTGAAAAATGAAGACCGACTGATTATCACTCCTAAATTTGACGGTATTTCCTTATGTGTGGACGAGTACAACAAGAAGGCATGGACGCGCGGAAATGGCGAGGTAGGACAGAATTGTACTTCTCATTTTGAACAGATGATTAACCACGGATTTAAGGACGTGAAAAGAACGGAAGGATATTATACTTTCGGAGAAGCCATTTTCCGTAATTCCACTTTCTTGACATTAAAGAAGCGGACAAATTACAAGTCCGCGAGAAATGCGGTAGCTGGTCTTGTCAATTCTCCTACTGTATCTCCAAATATGAGGGACGTGCAGTATATAAGGTATGGATATTCCAATGAGGATTGGAACAAGGCAAGTATGATTGCCTTTATGAATGACAATTCTTCCGTAAAAGTCCGCTATGTCGAAACGTTCGTAGAATCAGTCATTCATAGCGAAAAGATGTTTAATGAATATATGGACAATATTTTCAAGGGCATAACAAATGATTACAAATGCGATGGTCTTGTTATAGACGTGGATAGCGCAAAAATAAGAAAAGAGCTTGGAAGATTGCCGAACGGCAACCCACGTTATGCAATTGCCTATAAAAACCCCGATTGGTCGGAAAGAGAGGAAACGGAGGTAGAAAATGTAAGATGGCAGATTTCCAAGGACGGCAGATTATCCCCGGTAATTGACATTACACCCGTTGAATTGTGTGGAGCTACTGTTTCCAAGTGTACGGCATATAATGCTCGTTATGTAAAGGAAAACTTTATCATGCCAGGTTCACGTGTCATTATTTGCCGTTCCGGTGATGTGATACCGAAACATATATTTACCGTGTCTTGGCCTACTTTAAAAAGTTGTTTGCCCGACAAGTGTCCCGTTTGTGGGAAACCTTTGGAGATGGACAGAAACAATGTGGACTTGATTTGTTTCAACAAAAATTGTGACGGTGTAATGCTTGCCAAATGTGTATATTTTTTCAACACTTTAGATTTTGAAGAGTTCGGAGAACCGACAATAAAGAAACTGTTTAACGCTGGCTACAAGACACCGGATAGCATTCTTCTATTATCGGAAGAAGACCTTAAGAAGATTGAAGGCATGGGAAATGTAGGTGCAAAGGTACTGTCAAGACAGTTTGAAAACTTAAAAAAGAAAGGTACGAACTTTGCAAAATTATTGACAGCCTATAATAAATTTGGGGGTGTAATAGCCGAAAAGACATGCCAAAAAATTCTTGACGGATTAAAGTTATATACTTGTAAAGATGTAGCTGATTTTGCAAAAGAATGTGATGAAAGTTGGGCGGCTGACATTGAAGACAAAGTTGAAGGTGTCGGATTTAATACAGCTTTAGCATTTGTTTTAGGTATTGAAGATTGGTGGGTGAACGATGATGATTCCGCACATATCCCTATAACTTATTACGGATTGGAAGAAAAGACCTTTGAAGGACAAATGACGGTTGTATTTACCGGATTTCGTTCGCCCGATACGGAAAAGAAATTGACAGAAAAAGGACATAAGATAGGTTCTTCTGTAAGCAAGAAAACAACATGCCTGGTGGTGAAGGAAAAAGGATTGGGAACCATCAAGGAAAAGAAAGCGGAACAATACGGAATACCCGTTTTCACGTTTGAGGAATTTAAGGAAAAATTCAATGTTTGATTGAGTTTCTTTTGTTTGTTTGATATAGTGGGAGAGACTGGTTTGAGAAAATAAGCCTCTTATTTTTGTAAATCTTTTGGTAATGAGATATTGGTATAGAGATAAGGACTACGTTTATATTGGCTTTAATTATAACGCCAATTTTGTAAATAAAATGAAACGTGATTTCGGAGCCAAATATAACCCGGCTTTGAAAGAGTGGTATTTTGAACCTTCTTTAGAAAAATCTCAAATGTTAAAATATTTCTTGGAGGGTAACGGATTCAAGAACGAAAAACCGGAAAGACAGATAGAAATCCCCCTAAAGGAAATCAAGCCCCTTGTAAATGAAAAGGAGTTGAAAGAAATGTTCGATTACCTGGGATTGCCGCTACATCTAAGGGATTATCAGATAGAGGGCGTGTCCTATATGGTTAATCATGGCAATTGCCTTAACGGTTGCGGTCCGGGCGTAGGGAAAACAAGACAGTCCATAGCACTGGCAGAATTGCTTAACCTATTCCCCTGCATTGTGGTTTGTCCGGCAACGGTAAAACAAAGCTGGGTCAATGAATGGAAGTTGTGTAACCCTAACAGAACGGTACATGTGATTGATTCAAAGGACGAGACCAACACGGACTGGAAAGCGGATGTTACGGTAATAAATTATGACTATCTTTTCAAACGCAGCGCAAAGGAGGAAGGTAAGAAAGAAGTAAAACTTCGTTACAGCCGTTCCCTTACCAAGAAATGGGGATTAGCGGTAATCGATGAAATACACCTATGTAAGAACCCGAAATCTATACGCTCTAAATGCGTGCAAAAAATCGTGGAGAATGCAGAAAAAACCATAGGATTAAGTGGTACGGCAATTATGAACAGACCCCAGGAGCTTATCAATATATTGCGGATTCTTGGAAGATTTAAAGAGATATTCCCGGATTCGTTATATTATCTCTACAGATATTGCGCTGCAAAGAAAACGCGGTTTGGACTTGTATGTACCGGGGCTTCGTGTACGATGGAGCTGAACAAGGTAATAAAGCATTACTGTTATTTCCGGAAAGAATTGCGCGACGTGGTGAACGAATTGCCGCCTATAATCAAACAGACGGTGAATGTGCCGATAACCAATAAAAAGGAGTATCGGAAGGCAGAAAAGGATTTTATCGAATGGCTGGCTAATATTGACATAGAGGCGGCAGAACGTGCCATACGTGCGGAGCAGCTTGTAAGGTTGTCCGGATTGAAAAAGCTGTCTATAAACGGAAAGATAAAGTTTATTATCCAGTTTTTGAAGGAGTGGAGCGAGGCGAACGAGGACGAGAAAATGATAGTGTTCGGTATCACGACCGACATACTGGAAAGGCTTGGAAAGGAGTTCAAGAACAGTGAGGTTGTGACCGGGAAATACAGCACGGAAGAAAAGATGCGGAAGGTTGAGACATGGAAGAAAGAAAAGACCTTCCTATTTGCCAACATTGCATCATTATCTACGGGTATAGACGGTTTGCAGAAACATTGTTACAACATGGCGTTTATTGAATTGCCGCAACGTCCGGCAGAACTGGAACAGGCGACAGGACGTATAGACCGCATGGGGCAAACGCAGACTATGAATGTTTACTTCCTATTGTCAAGTGACACGATAGACGTGCAGATACGCGAATTGCTGGACGGAAAGATAAAGGTAACGGATGCGGTCAACAAGGGCATTGACGTACAGGTAAGCCGTGACGATTCGATGGATATTGCACTGATAAAGAAGTTGAAAGAATGGAAAGAAAAGAAATAACAATATTTACCGACGGCAGTTGTGAATGGAAGTCACGTCTTGGCGGTTGCGGTGTGTATATCCAGGAAGAAGGAAAGGAATACTTTATTTCCAAGGGCTACAGCGACACCACCATAAGCAGATGTGAATTAAGGGCGATATTGCATGCCGTGCAGAGTATGAAAAAGGATGTACCTCTAAAGGTTACGATATGGAGCGATAGCCAGTATGCGGTTAGCTGTATGACAGACCCGGAATTAAGACCGACGGTAAACAAGGATATTATAGAAAAAATAAAACAAGAACTATGCGAGCGTAGACGGATGGTCGTACGGTTTATGAAAGTCCGAGGGCATGAAAAGGATGTAAACAACCCTATAATATACGGAAATCATGTGGCCGACATGCTGGCAGATTACAAGAATTTTGATAATTACGAACTTGATAAAATGATAGAATTATGAATGAAGATTTTGTTTGGACTAAAGAAGAGAAAGTTAACAAATTGTTTAAAGTTTTGAACGTATTAAAGAACAATTTGCAGTGTAAACGCATGGTTGTGGGTGGAAGTATGGCTATGTATATACATGGTTTCAATGTGGAACCACACGACCTTGATATAGAGATGGAAGGGATAAGCGACGATTCATTACGCGTTTTAAAGACAATGGCAGGGATAAACAAGGACATGAAAAGCGACATCCTTTCCGAATATCCGGAAACAAGTCCTCTATATCGTATAAAGATAGAGGATGTGGACGTAGACATATGGGTAATGAATAAGATAGACTACAACAGGACCGTTTTCTACAATAATATAGAATTCGGTGATGTTCTAAGTGTAGTTAAAAAGAAAATGGACATGAAGCGCGAAAAAGACTATAAATCATTGGTAGATTATATCAATCAGTTAACCTATTTTACAAGATGAAATGGAGTGACAGACAATTAGCCATTTTCGACGCATACGAAAATACACGGAAAAACATTGCCATAGAAGCAACAGCAGGCAGCAGCAAGACAACTTGCATAGTGGAGTGTTGCAGAAGGACACCACCTAATAAAAAGGTTCTGTTTATGGCATTCAACAAAAGCATTGCGGAAGAATTGAGGGAACGTTTACCGTCCCATATAGACGTCAACACCTTTCACTCTAAAGGTTTGCGCGTGCTGCTTTCCAATTCCCGTATAAAACCGAAAATCAACGAGAATAAATGCTTTGTTATCGGGAAGAAAATTCTGGACACAAAGGATATGGACGTGAAGCAGCAGATTCGATACCTATTCGAGATTCAAATAATATGGAACTACATAAGGGTCAACCTTATTACGGATTACGAGAAGGAAATACCGGGTATCTGTATTGAAAAGAATATCGAATTCCAGGAACGTATGGTAGGGGACATAGAACAAATTAGAAATGCCTGGCACAAGGAAATGAAGAAGATAAATTCAGTAAAAGAAATTAACATTGATTTTACTGATATGCTTTATTTCCCTTACCAACTACTTGATAGTGAGGATTTCCCTAAATATGATGTTGTGGTAACTGACGAATGTTTTCCAGGAAACCAAAGAATTTTAATTGAAGGAGGAAAGGATAAAATAGAAAGAATTTACAAAAGGTTCTGTAAAGGTGAATCTATAAAAGCCAAAAGCTTTAATATAGAAAAAGGGGTTTTTGAATACAAAAATATTCTGAATATGTGGAATAAAGGCATACGCGATTTAGTAAAAATCACGGTTGCTGGAAAGCGAAAAATAAAATGCACTCCTAACCATCCGTTTCTAACTGATTATGGATGGATTCAAGCTAAAGATTTGAAAAAGGGGTATGTTTTATTATCTGACAGTAATACACAGCCTTACCATCCGATACCCAATACGGAACAATTAGAAGTGTTTCAAGCTTCTATTATTGGAGACGGAAGTTTAAATAAACTTATGTATAATGTAAATAGATGTGGTTTTGTTCAAGGAGAAGCGCAAAAAGACTATTTGTATTGGAAGGCATGGTTATTTCAACAAACAAATGTTGTGAAAAGAATAGAAGAAAATGGATTTGCAAAAACCCCGGCTTATATATTTACAACAAAAGGTTTATGTATAGATGAAGAATCTATAGACAGGTTTAAAATTGCAGAAAATTTGACAATTAAACAGCTTGCTATTCTTTACATGGATGATGGAAGTTTTGGTAAGGTATCAAAATTGTATAGTGGAAGTGCTTGCAAAGAATTGTGTTATAAATTATGTGAGAGAATAAATAAGCTTGGATTTGCTTGTAAAGTAAGGGAAGCGAAATCTTCGTCAACTGATAAACCATATTGGTTTATAGAGTTTAGTATGAAATGTAATGATTCATTACATGAAGAATTAGCTCCATACATACATCCATGTTTAAAATACAAAATATTAGAGAAATACCATCATCTTGTAGGTACATATAAATGGAATAATGAATATTTCCCTTTAGGTGGTATTATAGTGGATAAAGTAGAAGAAATTGAAGACAAAGAAGAAGTGTATGATATTGAGGTAGAGGATAATCACAATTTTTTAATATGTGGTTCCACATTTAAAGGATTGAACAAAGATGCTGGTATAATAGTACATAATTGTCAAGATTTTTCAAAGCTTCAAAAAGAATTGTCAATGAGATATATAAAAAAGTCTGGACGATTCGTTACAGTCGGTGATTCCAGGCAATGTATATACGGTTTCCAGGGGAGTTCTTTAGAGGTTTTCAAGTCCTTGCAATCTTATCCCAACACCATAGTATTACCGTTGGATATTACATACAGATGCGGCAAGAACATAGTCGAAGAAGCTCGAAAAGTTTTTAACAACGGGATTGTTGCTGCACCTAATGCGATAGACGGTATTGTAAGAAAAGGAGAGTTTGACGAAGCGGAAAACGGGGATTTTATTCTATGCCGGAACAACCTACCTTTGGCAACAGTCTTTCTCTATTTGTTAGAAATGGGAAAGAAAGCGACAATAAAAGGTAAGGATTACGGTGATGCACTTGTGGCGTTGGTGGATAAGATAAAACATATTGAAGACTTGGACACGATGTGCGAGAAGAAAATTTCGGAACTCAAAGAACGGGGTTTTACTGATATCCAGGCAAAAAATAACCCTTCCTATGTAACCCTTCTTGAAAAGTGTACTATATTGAAAATGCTTTACAAGAACTGGGGAGATATGAAGAAGTTGGAAGACAATATAAAGGAGATATATAAGGACGATACGGAAGGTATCGTATTATCCACTATCCACAAGTCTAAAGGACTGGAGGCAGACCGTGTTTTCTTGCTGAACAAGAGTTTGATACCCAGCAAGTATGCGAACACGGAAGAAGCATTATATAATGAAAAATGTTTATTGTTTGTGGCTATAACCAGAGCAAGAAAGGAGCTTGTATATTGCAATGTTTGACGATGAACCAAAGAAAACCGTATATACGGAAATAGACCGCGAATTTAAGCGGATGAAACCAGGAACCGAATTTTGTCGGATTGAATTAATCACCAAGATAAAGGATTTCCACCCTGGTTCCGTTAGAAGTGGAATAGACCACTTCCTATTAAAGAAAATGAGTAAAGGAGAAGTAAAAAGAATTGACAAAGGTAAATATATGAAGTTATGAAAAAGCCGAAAATGTATATTCCCGTAATAGAACCGGGAAAGAGTGTATCACTTGTGTGTGCAAATAAAGTAACGGGATTGGAGGACCATTTGCCGACCCAGGAAATGCTGAATATCCACATGGAACAGCAGAAGATAATGATACAGAAGGATAAGGATTATAAGGTACATCCTTTATATCTTTTCGTGGAAAAAGAAGAATTCAATGATTTGATACGAAGGATAAGAGGGAAGAACAGAAACGCGGAAACGGCTTGTATTCCGCTTGTATGCCAATATCCGGCAGTCCCTATATGCGTGCTTTGTCTCAAACAGGAAGAGGAGGGGAAAGAATGATATTTGAATGTACGTTTACCTATATGGCACCGGACCCGAATTCGACAAACGGTAATTATAAAAAGTTTGTCGATGTCATAGCCGTACAAGCGGAAAATTACATGGACGCTGAAACAATGGCAACTGGGTACGGGATATTCAATATAGATGCGGACTTTGCCATATCTCCTATTAAAGAGGTGATTGTGGATTCGGTGAAGCGCAACGAAAAACACGGGGGAAGATGGTACAAGTGCACGGGCGTATACAGTGAGGTAACCGTTTCTGGAAAGCTGAAACAATACAAGCTGGTTATATTGCAACAGCATGAGGACTTTATAAAAGCCTCTACTAAAGCGTTGGAATACATGCAAGACCTTGTGGGTGAATGCAGACTGACGAAGGTAGAGGAAACTCCTATAATCAAATATGTGGAAAAGGACTGATATGTTAATTATATGTTAAAAGCACATAAGCACTTGCGTATGTCATAACATAATCTTATCTTTGTGGTGTGATAAGGAAAACGATAAGTCAAACAACAAAAAGATAAGATTATGAATTCAGTATTTAAAGCCAAGAAACAAATGTTAGAAAACACTCTTTCAAAGGTTGCAAAAGTTAGTGTTGAAATAACTTTTGCCCGTGTTAACATGATAACGATAGCTTGGGATGAAGAAAACAAAAGCGCATTTGAAAGATTGCAGAACTACTTCAAAGGAAAACTTTTTGGCTACGAATACGACGAGGAATGCGATATGTCTGTTTGTTGTTTGAATTTCTAACAAGAAGGGCTTTTAAAAGCCCTTCACAATTACAATACTATGATAAGAATAACCAACCCCAAAGGAGAAACCCAGGTGCATACGGAAGAAAGCTATGAAAAGCTTCTGTGGCAGTTTGCAGAATCTAAAATGATGGATATGTGGTGCCAGAAACACCATCTTATTCCTATCTATATACACCAGGGAGAACAAATACTTAACAAGATGGTGGTAGAATCATTTTTGGAAGCATTTAACTATAAAGTAGAAAAGAATTATGAAAACTAAGAAATTCGGAGTAGGCGACAAGGTAAAGATACTCCATTGTTCTGATATGATGCTAATCGGACAGATTACAGAAGTGGCAAGTATATGCGGAACGGAAAGTAACCGCTATTATCATTTGAAGATAGACGGTGAACAAAGAGCGTTTATACCGCAGAACCTGGAATTGGTAGAAAAGTATAAGGAGGATAAAGAATGACCTACACAGAAGAAAGAACCTATTGGTTGGAGTGCATGATAAAGGCAAGCAGATACGGACTTGAACCGGAAGTAGCTGTTACAGCGCTTGAATACCTAAAGGAAGACCCGAAATTAAGTATAAGCCAATGCCTGGAAATGGCGTTAAAAGATTGGGATATTTAAAACAATACGATTATGAAAGTAGAAGACATAGAAAGAATTTTCAAAGAGACGGTAAGCAGACCGGAAAACTCTATTCATTTGCCGTTTGAAAAACATGCAAGGGTAGGAAGAAAATATAATGGGAAATACATATACAGTAGCAAGCTTATATGTAAATACACACCGGAACAAGTATTGCAGCAATTGCAGGAAATAGCGGATGAAAAGGAAGTGGATATAACGAACAGTGAAGTCCTTATAGAATGGGGAGTGAGATATGGAGGTTATGATGATGAAATTTTTGTAAAGATTATTCACCCCCTCTATTTCCCCAAAGAATATTACTATTTGAAGTGGGATTATGTGATGGGAGGACATGTAGCTATCCCCACAAAAGAAGGCGAATTTATTGCTAAAGCGGTAGCGTATATTAAAAATCATATCGGGAAAGAGGTGGACATGGGACGTGTCTCTATGCTTGTAGGGTACAACAGAAAGACGGGAAATGCCATTGTTTCATATTCCAATGAAAGTTGCGGATGGCACAAGATAGACAAGGAAGATGTGATTATAATTAATTCGCCCCTTAACCGTTCGTATCAATATATAAGTATTGAAAAATTGAAACATACTTTAAGCCCAACAAGGTATAAACTGAATGAGACAATAACAATAAACATTCAGTCGGAAGGAGAAGATGAAGAATACAAGGTAAAGACAAGTATTGCCTATAGGGACAATGACAACAATAAAGAACGTGTCGTGTACGAAACGGAAAACACGGACGACAGCTTTATTCTGAATCATACACAGAGATACGAAAACAACGATTCGTGCCCTTTATTGGACAGGTTTATTTTTAGCGCATATCAAAGATATTTGATACAGGGTATCGTGGAAAACAATAAAAAGGAACTAAAGAATGATACAGAAAATAATCGCTTACCTCTATCAAAAGAAGGTTACGAAGACTTATAACGACAATAACGACGGGTTTATATGCAACTTCGTCCTGGAATACAAGGACAAAAAAGATTTTGTACATAAGATGGCATGCTATGCGGTCAATTTTGAACCCGTTGTTATCGGAAAGGAGAACCGCTATTTTGTCGAAGTGGATGTGCACGCAGTCCAGAACGTGAAGTATAATAATGATAGGGTATGGATGCCTCAATGCAAAGTTATGAAAATGGACTTGTTGTTACAGCCGTGGGAACTTACATTAGCAGAAAACGAAATAGAAATGTATTACGATGGACAGAGAAAAATTTGCGGAACCGGATATGACAGCGAAGCCGGAAGAAATGCTATGGTTTGAATCAACAATCAGTGAAAATGTGGAACCGGAGGTTTCATTTGTTGAACAGGAAAAGGAAGAAGTTTTGGTTTCGTGTACATGGTATTAATTTGGCAAATAAACTATTGCTTACTTCCCTATTAAAACTTACCTTTGTGGGTAAAACTTCTATATATGGCAAAAAAGATAGAATATACTAAAGAGGACATTCTAAAAGATGCGCCCGATTTCGTTTTAATCGCTTCACCCTACATGCAAGACAAGTACGTAGCTTATGAGATGGTAAGAAGGGAGCTTGACGAACACCCGGACCGTTTTATGCAGTATGAGGGGAACGAAGGTTATACCTATGTGATAGACCTTAAGCTTGTCAATATAAAGGGTATCATGGCGAAACGCGGAGCATCCCAGGAAGCAATAAACGACGCTACAGAAATTCGTACAAATGTGATGTTGCCCCTTCTTGCCAAGTTCCACAAGGTAAAGAGTGAGTATTTCCATGCTTTCGACTTGCATAACGACAAAGCAAAGGCACTTGCCAAACTCACCCCTATGTTACTGGACTTGTTCGGCTCCATGCACAACCCCAAGGATATTATTAAAATTATCCGGAAAAAGGAAGGTTATTCGCTGGGAGAAGAAGATTTGGTAAAATTTTTCAACAATCACAAGTCACTCATAGAGGCAAGGCAAAGCAAGTACGTGATGCGTTCTGACCGCTATAAGGTGGCAACGGAAGCCGGAAGACTGGAAATCATAAATGACTGTATGACAGACTTGCAGCTCAAATATGAAGAGTTCTGGAGCAAAGGAAACGTGGGAAGTGCACTCAATATCCTAAAGGAAATACGCGCTTTGTTGGAAGCCGCACGGAAGGAAGTAAAAGGTAATGAAATTAAACTTACAGTTGACGGGAAAATAGACATAAACGCAACCCTGCATGGTGAAGAGAACATAAGCCGCGTAATGCGAGACATCCCCGTAAACAGTCTAATAGTGGGTATGGTAGCCGCAAAATCGGGAATAAGACCCGAAATACTGATGCACCAGCTTTGCACCTCCTATTACAAGGACTTCAACGGATTTGCAAGCAACCCGGTATTGGGTTCCGAAAAGGTGATGCTTCCTGGAGCACTCATAAAAACGTATGACTGGGGAGAAATAGAGAAAGAAAACAAAAAATTCGTGGAAGAAATGATACCCGAAGTAGTTGAGGCCGAAATAATTGAAGAACCGTCCAAATCAAAGACAAGAGAACGGCTTCTTAACCGCCTACGACAGATGAAAGGTGTTGAAATCGGAAAGAAATAATTACATTTTGTTTTGACTTTTAGTTAATTTATGATTTTCAAAATTCACATGGTGTACGGTTTGTGATAAATAGTATGCCTATTTTAAACAATTAAAAACCAAATAGTTATGATAAAGATATATGTTGAGGAAGTAATAAAATGCGTAATGGAAAGACTTACAAAAGAATACGGTCTGACCGAACAACAGGCATTGAAAGAAATTGACATGTGCATGGAAAAACTGTATGTGAAATGGATGCAGAACGAACCGATACCGGAAGAAAACAACGATTAATTAACCCTATAATAATAAATAGTATGATAGTAGCAATCGCAACAATGAGAATGGACGAGGACACAACGGTACAGGTACATGTGCCTATGGATGTGGAAATAATGCAGGTTCCTCCTACAGACAAGGAAGTAGAGAAAATAAAATCAGTCCTGGAAGAGGAAACCGGGTATAAATTCGTATCTTTGGATTCGATAACATGGGATGTGGACTACGAGATTTAAAATCAAACGAAAAAACTTTATGTTCATTTTTGAGTATTAGTAGTTAATATCTAATTGACAGCCAGCAGTTTGTGATAAATAGCTGGCTTTTATTATATCCTTTTATATGTTAATTATATGTTAAAAGCACATAAGCACTTGCTTATGTCTAAATAAGGTCTTATATTTGCGTTGTGATAAGAAACAAGATGTCAAACAAATAAAAACAAAAGATTATGGCAAGCCCCAAAGTAAAACTGGAAGGAAAGAAAATCGCAGAAAAGGTGATGGAGTTTATGGACGAATATTCATTTGACCCTATCTATAAGGAGATAGAGAAGAACGGGGACGACACCTATATCAGCGAGATACTGCGCTGCTTCCCTACAAGAAGAATAATAAACGATTTGGACGAACGCGGAGAACTCCATAAAGCATACAAGGAATATGTAGACATGAACGGAGTAACTCTCGTAAAGGACATAGCAAAGAGAATGACAAACAAGGAAAAGCTCGAACTCGTATCGGAACTTTTCAAGATACCTTACCTGGCAAGTCCGGAAGAATACGGGGAAGCGATAGCGAAGGCAGCAAGGGAACAATATTACAGATAATCAATAACCAGCAAAAAAGCAGAACAAAATGAAGACCTATACAGTATATTTCAGTGAACCCGTAACAATAAAGTACAAGGGTGACAGATTCAACAAGGAATTGAAAAAGTGGGAACACGATGTGGACTGCGAAGAGACAAGCCCTATGTTCACCTTCCATTCCCTGGCACCTGCAAAGAAGCTTATCAAGGAGAATATGGACAAGTACATAGATTCTGTCATAACGAAGACCTGGGCAAACGGTGACTGGGAGAACCTGGGTCCGATAAAGCTGTCCGGAAACAACAAGACTTTTGTAGCCAATACCCGACAAAGGGTCGCAAATTATTAAGTACACGGAAAGAAGGGGTGAAAATCAAAGTAACCCCTATTTTCTTGACAATCAGTATAGATATTTTACAAAACTTAAAAATAAAAAGATTATGGATAGAGAAGAATTCCAGAAAAAGTACGATAACAGTATTCTGGTGTGCTGTACAGAAAACAGTATCAAGAAAGTATTCAATATTTGCGATTTAATGGACTTAACAGCCTCTAAATCAAAACAAATTACCGCTATATTGATAGGAGAACAGACAGCAAAAAGTCCATTGTTCCACGTGGAACAATTCCTCAGTGATTTCTACAAGGGGATAGAAGAAGGAGAAAGGAAAGAGACAAAGATGTTTGAACAGAGAATGAACAATGCTATATACAAGCTAAAGCATAAGTACGGAGACACATATATAATCAAGGGAACCGATATGGTCACATTGATGTGCACAACGGAACTCGGCATGAATGCAGTCTATAAAGAGGGGGAAGATGTGATACTCATAGAAGAAAAGGGCAGCATACCATGTATAAGACATTCTGCAAGACAGTTTATTACTGACGTGATGTCCGGCATGATTGACGTACTGGACCCATTCATAAACAAGGAAACAACGATTGAAATAAAGGAAGAAGAAGACACGGAAAATATGGTCAATGAAGTAATCTTCTATCTTTCCAATACCCTAACAAAGCCCCTACATAAGACATACAACACGCAAAGAGAGGTCTATTCAATTGGATTCGGAAACAAGGAAAGGGTAATGATAGACAAGGACGATTTCCATATGTTCCGGAAAGCGGTGCGCCTCCTATATATATGCAACAAGTGGGTAACGAAGGACGACGAGAAGCAATCCAAGGAACCGGATTTTAACAAAGGAAACAAAATAATGTACACCATCAAGGACAGCAACGGCAACACATACCCGGTAACCAGATTGTCAGAAAGGGTGTACGAATCAAAGGAGCACAAGACCCTATTCATAACGGACGAGGAAGGAACAGTGGTCGGGATATACAAGGAGAAATAAAAAAGAGAAATACCCTCCACGATACCCTACAGACCATATTTATTATTAACCCGTTATACATTTGTTACAATGGTAATAGGAAAAATCAAGGAGGGAGAAAGCAGTGATATAAATAACCGGGAAGGGAAAGACCCTTTGGCATAAAGGAAGGAAGTATGCCGGACCCCTACAACATGATTATAAACCGTCAACCTATAATTGTTAATTTGCAAAGAAGGGGGAAGAGGCATATAACAGACAATATGACGTAAGGAACAGTCCTGGAACGGTTATTGTATCATTGTAAAACGTGGAACAATCATATTAAAATATAATCGATTATGGAAAAAGATTTGAGAAACAACGTGAAGTACATTTTGTTCTGCATAGAGTGCTTGCAGGCAGGCGTGGTAATGACACCAAAGGAATACGAGGTAGCATTCATGGCGGCAGAAAAGTTCGAGGGATTTGATGACAAGAGCTTCGAGAACATGAAGCCCGAACAATTCGCGCCCCGTATGAATGCTATGCTACAGGCTATGTCAAAGAGAAAACAAATCATTGAAGGACTGACATTCAACCTGCTTACAAAGAAAAGCCTGGGTGAACTGATAGAAAGCAACCTTGTGGAAGAGGTAATGAAGGCAAAGCACATAGCCGCAGCAATGGCAGATGAACTACTGGAACCGGACGAGAAACTGGAAAAGGTTGTGACTGACGGACGTCGTGTAATAGAGCACTTCATAGACCAGTGGAAGAACGAATACGAGCCGGAAAGTGATGCGGAAATTGTAGAATAAATCTTTCGGTATACTTATTATTTTCATAAAAGCCCCGAAATGGGGCTTTATTATCAAGCAGTTATGGACAAGTCGAAATTAAAGAAAGCAAATAAGCTACACGATAAAATCGAATATTTGAAAGACCAATTAGAGCATATTTCCAAGTTTGAGATGGAGGGAGAGATACAGATAACGAACCATTACGATTCCTATTTCCATATCAACGAGGATATGGCGAAAACCTATTTTCCGCTTATAAAAGAAAGAAACGCGGATTGTTCCAATCGTCTGTAAATCAATTGATTAATGCAGATATAAACGGTTCAATCGGAATAGTAAGAAAAGTATTCGGTGATTCTGCTGTACAGCAGATAATCGGTAGTGGGTTAGCGTTTAACCCTATCAGAGTAAATGTTTTGTGATATAAATACGAATTTGATGAATAAACTTAAAAATTTTAATAACGTGGAAAGAAAAGAGATTATCGAAAAACTGAAAAAGTATTTTACGCTGCCAGAACTTGTATGCCCACACGTATACAGGAAGTATTCGGAATCGCAGATATGGAGCTTTTTTACAACCGAAGCACTGGAAACGCTCCTTGTATTGAGGGAGGAAATCCTATGCAAGCCCTTCATTATCAACAACTGGAAGAACGGAGGCAGCTATTCCCAGCGCGGTTTACGATGCAATGTGTGTGTTCTATGCAAGGAAAAGACAATGCTTGAAAAGCCGTATATGAGCGCGCACGCATTAGGTCGCGCATTCGATATTACTGTGTCCGGTATGGAAGCGGAAGCGGCACGGAAAATCATTGTGGACGATTCCGACAAGCTTCCTTATCCTATCAGACTGGAAGACGGTGTTAATTGGCTGCATGTAGACACTATGGACCTATGCAACGGCAAGAAAGTGACGCTATTTAATGCGTAAATATATTTTACTATATTCAGAAAGTATTCTCCCTTATAGGGCAATCGATACTACAGTATGCTGTAGCCGCGATTTTGCAAATTTCGTATTTTTATCATTTGTAAATTTAAATTGAAATAATTATGTATCCTACTACCCCTATCCTTTGATGGATGAAAAAGAGATAGCGAGTTCTGGTGATTGGGTCAGTGACGAGGTGATTTGATTGTTTTTGGGGTGCCGGGAATTTCGGGTATTTTGCCCGGTTCCCGGTTTTTCATTTTCTGTATTTTATTGTATGCCGAAAAACAATTCAATTTTCAGAGTTAGGGTTAACTGTCTGATAATCACATACCATTTTCTTCTATTTCTGAAAAATAAAATATCACTGAAAGAAAGATTATGTTAATCTTATGTTAAAATGACATAAGCACTTGCTTATGTCTCAATAACTCCCTATATTTGCAATGTGATAAGGAAACAAGGTCAAACAAATTAAAGAAATAAGATTATGAAAGCAGAATTTTACAAAGTAAGAGGTACGGAGTTTGAAGAAATGATAAAGAGAGGCAATAACAACGAAATTTCCTCCATGATTTCCCAGAAACAAAAAGCGCTTGCAGAAGCACTTGAAAACGTCGAGTTCTACAAGTCTATCGGCAATATGGAATTTGCAAGTAACGAACAGAACCGCGCTAATCTCCTTCAAAGACAACTCGAAATGTTGAACAAATAAAGATATAAGATTATGACAAAGAAAGAATTGATTGCAGCACTTGCAAATGTAAATGATGATGCAGTAATATTGTTCGGTATGAAAGAAAGTTTGTTTTTCGGTGCATTTGCTACACGGATATACACCAATGGTGACGAGGTTCTTATAACCAATAAGCATACGGACGCTGAAACTCCTGCTTACTGTGAACTATTGCATGAGGATGAAATATATTAACATAAAAGAGGATTTGATTATGAAAGTAATTGTAGAAAACCCGTTGAATGCCTATCATTCACCAACAGCAATCTCTATTTATGTCAATATACTTAACGAAATTACCGAATGTAATGACGAAAAAGAATTAAGAAAGGCAATGAAATTCATTTCTGCGAATTACCCGATTACATTCAATTCTCTTTTTGATTACGGTTTCGGTTCCAATTATATGTGGGTCAGAGAGAGGGAAAGCCATAAACCTCTTCTCCTTGTTGAATTCTAAAAACTTATATATCATGAAAAAGCAACTTATAAATTTCTTTCACGGACGTTTCGGCAATAAAGTATTGAAGTCAAGATATCGTGAATGGTGGGTACGTTTCTGGTACGGAGTAGGTGCAATCGTTTGTGCTTTCCTATTCTTTGGAATGATACAATTCATGTCCTGGCTTTCTGATTTGATTAATTATGTTTTCTAATAAAAATATTTTACAATTATGAAAAAGGTATTATGTGACAAAGACGGGGAATTTATTTCTATTCATGATGAGGATTATTATCTGATGGAGCTTAACGATGGCGATTATCTGACGCATGAAGACGGTACAATATTAATATACAGAGAATGTGAACGCGAAGACATCAAAGTAGCTTATCATGCTCTTCTGCGTTATGGTGAAAAATTACATACGCATAAAAACGGATACCCGTTTACCCATTATGACCTTATCCCGGCTTATAGATTCTCTACATTAGAAGAAAAGAAGCTTATAAACAACGTTCTTTCCGAAAATGGGCTATACTATGACGAGAAAGAAAAATGCCTTAAAAATCTTCGTTGGCGTGCCAAGAAGGACTGTATGTATTATTACATTGATTTCAATGGTCCCAATCCCTTTTGCGTGAATTCCCATATAAAGAAGTTTGATTATATAGACAATTATAGGTTCGATGTCCATAACTATTTCCAGACCGGGGAAGAGGCTAAAAAGAAACTGGACTTAATTAAAAGTATTCTCGATGATTAGGAAAGAATGCTACATCTGGGTCGGACAGATTGCCGAATACCGGGGAATGACATTGCGGAAGGTCCGTCCGGGCAAATATGTTGTCATTTCTCCTTCTTCCCTTGTTTCGAGACCCGTATATATTGACAAGGGCGAAAATTTGAACGTTCTTTAGTATTAATTATTTGTTTTATTTTCATATATTTGCAAACATGATAACAGCGATATTTATATGTCTCGTTCTTCTTACAGTAGTCCTTATTACTCTTCTTTTGTGGTGCATAGGGACGGTTACGGGAATTCAGAAAAGAATGGACGCTCTTCTTTATGTGGTCTCCTATATAGACCTTATCCAGAGAAAGCGGTTTATCCGGTATCTGGACCAGCTTTCCCGGAAGATGAGTTGTAACGAGGACGAGATGGAAGACAATCAGAAACAGTTCCTATTCCATTTAAGCCAGGAACTGACAAGCGAGATAAAAAGGATGGAAGACGATTATAAAGATTTGATATAATGGCAAAGAAAAACGAATTTACATACAAGGGAGGAAGCCAGTACATTGACTGGCTTTGTAGCTCCAATAAGCTTGTTTTGCTCCGTGACAATGATAATGTAAAGGGTGAGGACAGAACGGCAATTGCACGCGCCCTAAAGTGCAAATCTGGGGATATCCTTTGCCTTGTACTGGGTCGGAATATCAGTTCTTTCGCCTATCATAAAATAATCGAGGATATGGAGGGGCGCACCGTTGAAAGTATCGTCCAGTCCAGGAACCCGGTATTTTCTTCCATCTACTGGACCGGGAACAAGAAAGCGGCCCTTTCAGACCATACTATCTTTGTTCCCTGGGAAATACTTAAAGATATCATTAATGACTGGGATAATGCGCCTTATTTCTATCCGGACATTGTTTAGGACCTTCTTTCTCTAATTTTTATATATTTGTTTGACAGACACCCGGTTACGCTTCTCGTGTAGAAATGTTTCCGGGTGTTTTCTTTGTGACTATATGTTAATCTTATGTTAAAAGCACATAAGCACTTGCGTATGTCCAAATAAGGTTTTATCTTTGTAATGTCAAAAGGAAATAAGTCAAACTAATAAAGAAATAAAGGTTATGGAAAATGAAGTTAAAGTAGTAAGAGGTTTTGCAGTCAGCATGGGTAATGATTATGTAGAATTCTTCAATAATATCGAGGACGCAAAAAAACAATTACGAAATGATGAAGGAACGTTTTGTTGGTGTCCATCTCTATTATGCCAAGAAATCTTATAACACCAAAGGTTATCCAAATGTGAACATCTCTTTGGTGGAAATTTACCGTAACAATTACGGTCTTCCCTATTAATCTACAATTGTCAAACAAATAAAAATAAGGTTATGGAAGTTTACGTAATTGAAACAATGGGAGGGCAGATAGTTAACGGTGAATATAGCAAAGAAATTTGTCCAAAATTCCTTGAATCAGCAGTAAAAGACAATTTCAACAAATTGGGATATTGCCTCTATCAATCAAGCGAATATGAATGTATTATATATCCCAATCAAGAATCAGCCGAACATGCCATTGAATGGGCGCTAAATTAATTGTCAAACAAATAAAATCTTTACAATCATGGCAAATATAGACTTTTTCAAAAACCCCGATTCATACGAGGTATATGTAACAGTCAAGTTCGGAATATGGAAAGTGGCAGAAATAAGCCGTTTTCCGTCCCCTGCGGACATTCTTCACGGCAACATCATAGAATATACCGAAAACAGACACATGTGCTCTGAAAAGGACATAAAAGAGATTGAAGAATTTACTATTAACAACGTTATAAACACTATTTTAAAATGAGAACATTAAGCAAAGGAAACTACCGGGCAGTATATGACCCGGCAAAAGAAGAAAGCATGAGTATGATTGCCGTCTACAAGAAGAACCTGGACGGCACGTTATCCCTAATCAATAAGGAGATGGGGAATGAGACGGACGAAGAAAGTCTAAAAGAACAAGCAATGAAAATCATTAATGAACTTAAATAAAAAGGAGGATTAAATTATGAATGCAGGTATCGTATTTTTAACTATCATTATTTTTATCGTTCATCTTATGCTGAGTGCTGAGGTAGGCTCTACAGCAGAAAGGATGAACAGGAGTTTCGGTGTATGGATGCTTTTGGCACTTATCATTTCCCCGTTTATCGCAGCCATCTTTGTTCACTGCCTGGGGACTATTCCGGTTCCCGAAAAGAAAGAAGACGATGAAGCCGAGAAGTAACAGGTATATCTATTATTATGACAAACGGTCGAAGAACAAGCCGTACCGGGTTATAATAGAGGTTGAAAAGAAGAAGTACAATATCGGTTATTTCCGTACCGTGGAAGAAGCAAGAACAGCCCGTGACGAGTTTATTAAAAATCATTTTTCCGTCTCCATAAGCTGGCAACGGTTACAGGAAATGAATGTGATTGTGGATAAGATTGCCGAACTTTCGGAAATTCTTCTCTCCTATAGGGATATTTCCACAAATGAGGTTATTCGGAAAATCGGGAATATCAAGCAGAACGCGATTTCCATAAAGAAAGTTATTGCATAAATATTCACTCAATTTGTATAATTATTCATTTTTGTTTTGTAGTATGAGAACATGGGTTTAGCGAAACCCGACAGACTGGGACGTTATGAAACGTCCCTTTTCTTTTTCTAAATCTTGACAATCGAGTTAATAATACTTGAAGAATGACAAAAAACCATAATCTACCAGTCCTTTTTCTACTGCATTGGCTTCTTGTTCAAACACGATTGCGTGGTAACAATCATGGTTTATAGCCTGGATTCTCTTAATCCATTTCTTTATACCGCCACTGAAACCTGGGTGATACTTGATTAAGGCTCCTATTACACGTACAAGCCATTCCAGGGCGTAATACAGATAGAACGTCAACGGGATAAGGAGAAGTAGCCAGGGGCACGAGAAAACGCCTGCAAGACCGCTAAAAAGCACGGTGCCCGGTATCATTAATGATTTCCATTGATAGGAATGCGTTTCTTCATGTTTTAGGAATTCTTCGTCATAATACTCTTTCATTTTCTTGCATAACAGCCAGCAAAAAATTAGGATTGCGGAAAAATTCGGGATGATAATTTTCGCAATTTTCGATTCATAAATTACCTTCATGATTTTACAATTTTTAAGATTAAACACGTGTAAAGGTAGGCTTTTTCGAGGAAATTTCTGTCAATATTTATTACTATTTATAACTATCTGGAAATCAACACTTTGACATTTTACCATAAGGGTATTATCTAACCCCTAAAGGGGTACGTAGTTCCCTTTCTTCTTTTACCCTTACGGGTATATTAATAGGAGGAAGAACTGCAATATAGCAATAGGGGGTTTGGGGGAGGAAGGGGAAAGAGTGAAAAATGGGGAAGGGGGATAAAGTGAGATATGGAAAGTGTTAACGGAAGTAAAAACAGAAAGGGGAGACGAAGCGAAAGAAAGAAGACGAAAACAAGAAGGGATTTTGGAAAAAAGGCGCGCCCGGCAAAATTTTCTCGAAAAAATTTTGTGGATTGAAAATTTATCCCTATGTTTGCAGTGCTTAAACATAGCGGCTAAGGTCTGATGAAGATTTGGGGCCGCAAAAGAAAAAGGGGTTACTCTTTAGTTTTCTCACTAAACATTAGCTTCTTTTTGAAAAAGCCCCTTTTTCTTTGTTTTTGTTTAGCAAGAAAGAAGCTAAAAATTAGTGGGTGTCCTTAAGCAAGACATAAAACCAAAATGGTATTTGTAGAGTGAGAAAATTAAAGAGAAGTGTATGAAAAAAGATACAGAAAAATCGGCATCATGCCAGGACATTTCAAAAAAGATTAAGTCTCCTATTAAGGATTTGAAGAGTATACATACTATCCAGGATTACGAGTATTGCTGCGTATTGTGCGCTATTAGATTGATAAACAACAAGTATTGCAAGAGAAATCAGAAAAAATATCAGTATAAGACGTTTTGGAAAAGAAGTTTTACTACACAAGAACTGTCATTGAAGATTGCGGAAGAAGTGGGTATTTCCTACAGAAAAGCGAAGGATTATATCAAGTTTTTAAGACTGAATGACTATATTAAATTTCCCGAAAAGGATGTATGCACAATCATAAACAAGGATTTCAAGGATGTAACGGAAGAGATGTATTTACCCGATTATTTGCGTTATGTGATTAAGGAGAAAGGGGTAAAATGGTCTCCTATTTTTACAAGGATATTGAATTACATTTCAAAGAAGATAAGATATTACAAGTATTGTAAAGAGATTGCAGAGTACAATTTGGACGTATGGAATGACGAGGAATCAAAGAAAGACGAGATTTTAAAGATAGTTGAATGGCTGTACAATAACGAGGACTGGAAGGAATCGGATTATGACAAGGTTTATGAAAAGGCTGTAAAGATGGCGCATAAGCACGCATTAGAGGCAATAAAATGGAACAATTGCGAAGTATCATTCTATGAAAGCCCTAAACGTATTGCAAGCCGTATGAAATGCAGTGTAGACACAGTGAGAAAGTTTATAAAGGCATTGAAAGAGATTTTTGGAGAAAGAGTATACATGAAGCCGGAAAAGGCGACTAAATCAATGAGATACAACCCTAATTTGAATAACTATACAATAGCATTGCCGGACAGGGAAGAATGGAAGAATATGTTTGCAAGAAGATTCGAGAAGATTAAGGAAGGTGTTTCAAGGGTAAAGGATTCTGTTTATTATCTCAAAAGAGTTTGGTTCAGAAAAGAAAAGGGTTATTTGTGGGAAGACAAGGAGTTCAATAGAATAGCAAAAAGAAGTGCTACTGTAACGTGTGGAGAAAAGGAATTGCCGTGCAAAAAGAGGTTGAGTTTTTATTACACCCTAAAAAAGAACTTGGAATACTGGGAGGACAATTTCGAGAAGGAAAAGGAAATAGAAGAAGAAAAGGAACGTCTTTATAAGTCTGAAATACAAAGGGAGGTTGAAGAAAACAGCAGAATTGATTTGGTGGCGAAATATCGCTGTCACGAGGCACTCGAATACGAAAATTACAACCCTAATGAATTTGAAGCATATAGAGTATGGAAACGGTAAGTGAATACATATACAATGACTATGAGACCGAGGACGTAGAACTGTACGCAGAACAGATGATACGCGACCGGAAAGAACGCGACGAGAAGCGACGCGAACAGATAGAAAAGGCTTTGGCGAAAGCCGAAAGGACCAGGAAACGGGTAGAAAACAGAAGACGGAAGTATATAAAGACAAACCCTATCCGCGCGAAGTACAAATACCCGGTATTGGATAAATATTCAAGTTAAAAGCTTGGTTATTTGACTGATAATGCCTATTTTTACCGTTGTAATTGCAATTTCGTTATAACTTAAAAAGGTATTATTTATGGATATTAATAAAAAAGAAGAGAAAGTGTTCGGACGTGCACAATTTGAACAGTTTCTCATTGACAACGACTATGAGGCATTCACCGCAAAGCAGGTAGCGGCTTTTGCTACTGATGTTTTGAACAAATCGGAAAACAACGAAATGGACGAGTTCGAGAAAGCATGCGCGGCCGCGGACTGGAAATCACTTGAAACGGTTAAGGTGCTGAATGACCTCTACGAGGAAGAACCTATGTTCATAAGACCTTCACAGGTGGAAGTGATACCGGGAAAGGAAGGAATTTTCAAATCAATGTCCGAGAACCGGGACATGCTGCGATACAAGGAAACACCTCTGAACATTTTCAAGGGCATAGCCGGAATGTGCGTATCTGACGATATAGAGAAGGCACGGAAGGGTGAACCTATCGGAACCGTAAAAAGCTGGGGGGGGAAAGAATATGTGAAGACCGCTAACGGATGGGTACGACGCCAGGGAATCAAGACAAAGGAGACCGCGAAGGAAGACAAGCAGAAAGGAAAAGATGGCTTTCCTACAATTGAAAAGCTTGTGGTTTCCGCTACAAAATCGGGACACAACCCTAAAGAGGCAGAAAGGGTTATCAGAGAACATTACGAATATCTGAAAAAGAAATACCCGGAAGCATCACCGAGTAAACTTGTACACATTGCATATACAATTTCCTAAAATTCCGTCGCATATGATTATGGGAAAACTACATAAAATAAGGGAATACGTAATGAGTTTATATTTTCCCGTGTTGCTGAGCATACCTATCTCTTTTTCCAACACGTCATTCTTCATTGAGAAATATGTGTTTCGGGACTGGGAGTTCTTGAAATACCTAATGATTCTTATAGTGATAGACACACTTGTAAGCTGGGTATATCATATCAAGAACAAGGACTTTTCAAGCAAGGGTTTTTCAATGATTATCACGAAGCTTTTCATTTATTCAGCTATTCTGATTGTTTCGCATGTGATGGGGAACTTTACGGTGGAAGGCGGCAATGTGGAGATATACACATGGTTCCGTGCTGTGGTGTGTAACGCGCTTATAATACGAGAATCAATCTCAATCGTGGAGAACGCGGCAAAGGTAAGCCCTACTTTGGTACCTCAGAGAATTAGAAAATATCTGTCTGATTTCGACGAATTCGGAGACAAGAAACCGGAGACGATAAAGGAAATGAAAGGAGAATGACTATGGCACAAGGCGATTATTTGCCCGGAACCTATTCAAGGGTCGGAACGGAAGAAAACCCGGGCACATACCTTGGAGGAAGCGCAGGCGGTGGTACTTCACAGACAATGCCACCGAAGGTGAAGAAGGTATGGGTACTGGACAACGATAAATGGAATATGCGCAACTATTGGATTTCTGGAGGGAAGTTCAGTATTCCGGCAGTATGGGTACTTACCAAAGGAATTTGGGACAACTTAGGCAAATGGATGAAAGACGGAGTTTGGAGAATGGGACAGACCATTTTCTCTACAGACAATATTTGGCGTGACAATTTCGTGTGGTACAATGATTTAAAATTCAAATTTTAGAGATTATGAAAAAAGTAGCGTTTTATCAAATACAGGACGGTGATACTGGGGCACAGGTTGCACAAGGCTTACAGGGAAATTTCGAGGCTTTGCAGCAGGAGATAGAAGCAATTCCTTCCTATTCCTTGCCTATTAAGATGGACCCTAATAGTGGAATTATCAACAGTGAGGAGGACTATAACAGTATTCTCCCCGAATCCTATCTGACGGAATATCCGTGGCAGGCTGAATATGCAGACGGTCTTCCTTGGTTATGGATGAACTTCAAAGCAAAGGTATCGGAAGGTACTCAGATTTGTATTAAGCATAACAACAAGTTCTGCGAGTTCACCAACATTCCAGAAACTATCGGCACCGTATCTGTTGACAAGAAGATTCTGACAATGAAGGAGAAGAACGAATATCTGGGTTTCGAGTGTCAGAAGGATTTGGGTGTACAGAAAGTGGACTTGAAAGGCATTTACCAGGTTTACGTACTGGGTGCTGACGGTTCCGTGGAACAGGAAATTGTATTTGAATGTAAATAAAAACCATTAAAAAAGAAAAGATTATGAGACTATACAGATTTTTGGACGAAGACAAGAATATTGATGTGACATTGGTAACGGACGGAAGTTGCGACCAGAAGAAAGTGTTCATCACCGAATCACCGCGCGGAATTACCCCTAAAGGAAATGTGACGGACCCGGAAGGCGGTGCCGAGCTTTTGAAGCTTGGTTTCAAATGGAATGTAGGCGAAGCCGTGATGCACGAGGAACTTGTAGCATTTGCAGAAGAAAAGGGTTTGGAATTAATTATCGACCCCCAGGGATTGAATGAAATCGTTGCGGTAACGGCAGAATGGAACGATGCAGATGCGTGTGTAATCACCATTAAAACAAGTGTTCCGGCAAAGAAGGATGTCGACATTTATTTCCCTAATAGCGTGAATCTGAATGAGAGCGCAGAAAGATTCGGGGTAGTGAGAGGAGACCGCAAAACCATCTCTACAAAAGTTATGTCCGGTAAACCTATGGCGTTTACGCTGGCTGACCTTGGTCTGGATGCAAAGGAAGACTTGAACGTAGTGGTAATGACCGACAACAATACGTGGCGCGAAGAACTTGTGGCACAAAACGCATAAGGACATGTTACGGTTATTGTTTACAACAGAGGACAATGTTCACCAAATGACCGTCGTAACCGACGGAATCGACGGTCAGATGAAGGTTTTCGTTACAGAAAGCCTTTATGGTGATGTGGAATATTATAAGGGGCTGGGTATCGTGATTGAACCCGGACACACCTATAATATCGGACAGTTCAAGGAATGGGCGTTTAAGGCGCTTGTTAAGCTTATCTCATATCCGGAAGGATTCGGAGAAGAAGGCGCGGTATTGTCGGACGTGCAGGAAGTTGTGGAATACGTATTGGAGACTAAAGAACCTACACTCAATTTCCCTGCAAAGGGAGGTGATGATATGTGCGTGGTGACGTCTTCAAAGCAGACTTTCAAGAATGGACAACCAGTAGGACATCCAGAAGGTGTCCCGGTAACATTCTCAATATCTGGAACCGGATTCAAGGTTGACGGTGGAGGACAAGTAACGGTTGACGAGAACCCCAACAACACGACAAGAAAAGCGGTAGTGACGGTTAAACAGAATGAAAGCGGAAAGACATTGCAGATTACATGCAACCAGGCTGCATCTACTGTAACCTACGAATATGCGCTTACAGTAGACCCGACAGCGGTAACGTTCGACGGTGCAGGAGGTGAAAAGCTGGTTACCGTGACTTCTACAAGAACAAAAGTTCTGAACGGAGTAAAACAGCAGGCAGAAAGCTATCCTACGGACATAGAGCTTGCAGGTGTGGGATTCAGCTATGAAGTGAGCGGAAACAACTACAATCTGAAAGCCGAGGAGAATACCGGGACCTCACAGAGAACAGGAAAGGCAACCATTTCACAGGAAGGCGGAAAGACCGTACAGATGAACTTGACACAGAATGCGGCTACGGTGACGTATGACTATGCGCTTACAGCCAACTCACAGACCATACAGTTTGTAGCGCTTGGAGAAACGAAGAGTTTACAAGTTGTTTCAACAAGACAGAAAAAAGTTAACGGTAAACCGTCTGGTGATGTCGAGAAGGTAGATACGACTGCACAAATTACCGGAACCGGATTTAGCGAGACTTCATCAGAAACCACCAATGGAGAGAATTATAGCATAGTGGCAGCAGAGAACAAGGCAGAAACAGCTAATAACGGTTCTATTACCATTACACAGACTGGAAGTAACAAGACGGTAAAGGTTACGTTAACACAGCTTGCAGCGACAGTTACCTATGAATATACATTGACTACAGACCCGACAACACTTTCATTTGCAGCAGCAGGAGAAACAAAGACATTCGGTGTTTCAAGCAAGAAGCAGAAGAAAGTGAATGGGAAGAATGACGGTTCACCTATGACGGTTGGCTACACTACTGTAGTGAGTGGTACGGGATTTACCAAGGGTTCTACTGAATATTCTGTAGTGGCGGATGCAAATACTGGCGCACAGCGTACCGGAACGGCAGTTGTTACGGCAGTAGAAGGAGGAAAGAAAGCGACGGTAAACCTTACACAATTGGCTGGAGAATAAAAATTGTTTACAATGGGAAAGAGAAAAGGAAAGATAATACAAAAAGCGGAAAAGCCGGATTTGGTTGCAAGTCTTTCGAGTTTGTCCATTGAAGAGATAGACATGCTGCAAAAGGCTGCACCTATGGCATTCCAAAGCAAATTGCAGGCTGCGTTAAACTCAAACGATGCAGGGGAGATAATGAAGGCTAATTTGTATCTGGGAGAAATCAATAGACAGCCTACAAAAATTCAGTCTGTTTTCTTTGACCCTAACGACATATCCGGTAACGGAAGAGGATTCAAGGATTCTAAAGGGGTTCTGTCCTTTTCCGTATTGCGCCGGATGGGGGACATTCATATAGTGAAAAGTATCGTGTCTACACGTGTGGAGCAGATAATGAACTTTATGGACTTTTCGGAAGACGAGCAGAAGGAGGGTTTCACAATCAGAAAGAAGAAGAGCCTTTTTTCTATCGGGGATGAGAAATTGACAAACGAGGACAAGAAAAAGATTTCAAAGATAGTTGATTTCCTGGAAAAGGGAGGATGGACGGACAAATGGGACAATGTAGACAGCTTGCAGGAATTTGTAAGTAAAATAATGTCGGATAGTCTTACATTAGACCAGTTGGCCTTTGAAATGGTCCGCAACAGAATGTGGGAATTGCAGAAGTTCCGCGCTGTGGACGCTTCTTTGATACGTTTTCTTGACAGCGTAGACCCAAGACAAAGGGAAGGTTTCGAGCAGTACAGATTCAAGGGGCATTTGCCGCGTTACTGTATGGTGTGGGATGAGATGATTCTTCATAACCCTATAACGAAGGAACCGATATTGTATTACCCGTGGGAGCTTGGTTTTGGTATCAGAAACAAGACATCTGATGTAAGAAGAAACGGATATGGGGTATCGGAATTGGAAACGTTGGTGAATATCATAACCTGGATATTGTGGGGCTTTTCTTATAATGCGAATTTCTTTTGTGTTTCACCAGAAACACTCGTTACGACGAATAAGGGTTTAAGAAGAATAAAAGATTTGGTAGGTACAGAATTTGAAATTTTTGACGGTGTGGAATACTGCAAGGCATCCGCATACAAGACAAGAATAGATGATTTGTACGAAACAAGACTGTATAATGGCTTAAAGATAAGAACAAGCCGAGAACACAGATTCTTGACTATAACGGATAAAGATAAGTCTCCCAAATGGAAAGAACAAAAGGATTTGACTACAGACGATTACTGTCTTGTGGATATAAATACCTATGGCGATTTCCACGAAGAGGATTATTTTATAGGAAGAGAATATTTTAGAGAATTTACTAACCCGACAAAGGAAGCTGTACTTAAGAAGGAGAGAATCTTTACACCTTCTTTGGAAATGGTGAAGGATAAGAATTTCTGGGAAATGATTGGCTTTGCTTTGGGGGACGGTACCTGGTTGGAACACAGGCTTGAAATTTTCCCACATCATACAAAAGATAAAAAATTTTTTGGTGATTTTTCTAAAGTGTTGGATAAATACGGAATAAATTACCGTATAAAGAAAGGTAATCCTTCTACACAAAGGAGTGATGGGGAATATGGATATCCGTATATATTCATATATGATACATGTTTTATTGATTGGTTTATAAGTATAGGATTCGGATATACAAGAGATAAGAAGATACCCGTTTCCGTATTTAACTTGCCGGAAGAGTTGAGATGTGCGTTTTTGAGAGGTCTGTTTTCGGCAGACGGCCACACGTCTGCAAATATAATGGGTTATAAAACTCCTACTATTTGTTGTGTGAATAATGATTTGAGACAAGATATATTACAGTTGTTGTTAAGTGTTGGGGTTGCTGCGAGAGAGTGCAATAGAAGTAAAAGCAGATATAATGACCCAGTAACACTTGTTATTCAAGATGTAATGTCTTTTGTTAATAAAATAGGTTATTTGCAAGATTATAAAAATGAAGGTATATCAAGAGGAGAAAGAACAAAGGACAAATGGGACTTGGTGCCTAACTCCCTGGCTCTGGATATACTGGAAAACAACAAGGGAGGTGATATATCTTTTTCTAAGCATCATGTGAAAAAAGGTGGAAGGATAAGCAGAGGTAAGCTCATAAGGGTTTTGATAGAGGCTGGATGCAGTGTACCGGAAATATTGAACTACCATTTCTATAAAGTAACGGACAATTCTAAACTTGTAAAAGAGAAAGAACAACTTTATGATATAGAGGTATTCAATGACAAGCACATATTCCTTGCCAACTATACGGCAGTCCATAACTGCCAGGGTTCGCAGCCTAAAGGGTTTATCAATATAAAGAATCCTAACATATCAAACAGCACATTGCAGGAGTTTAGGCAGGCATGGACACAGACGATGGCAGGATATCAGAATTCGCACCGCACCCCAGTCATAAACGGTATTGATTTGGAATGGGTTGATTTACAGAAACTTAGCAATCGTGATATGGAATTTAACGAATGGATAAAGTTTCTTATTATAATGACATGTTCCGTATACCGTATAGACCCGTCCGAACTTGGATTCAATTTCAAGGAAAGTCAGCAGATATTCGGACAGGACGGGCAGCGCGAAAGATTGAAGCACAGCCGGGAAAAAGGATTGAAGCCTCTATTGATATTCTTGCAGGGTGTCATTACAAAGTATATTGTGAGTGAGCTGGATGAAAACTACGAGTTTGCATTTACCGGAATAGAGGTGGAAGACGAGGAAGCACAGGTAAAACTGGATTCTGAAAAATTGAGTAGCGGAATGGTTTCTATGCAGGACATATTCAAGAAGTACAACGGACGTGACTTTGACCCCGAAAAGGACATCATTCTTAACCAGGTATACCAGGGGATGAAGCAGGCAGAAGAACAAAACAAGATGTTCGGAGCTTCACAGCCTGGACAACAGCCGGAAGGTGTACCGGAGGACGAGGAAGACCCGTTCGCACAATACAAGTCGTTTAACGACAATCCTATAATGAAACCAGCAGTTGACTATTATTTAAAAAATCTTTACAAATAAGAAATTATGGAAACTTTCGATGATTTAAAGTTAGAAAGATATATAAACAAGGCTCTTTTGGAAAAGAGCCTGGGAAGACCAGAAATGTATGACGGTCTTCTGGAGATTGCGAAGGCACAACAAGGCGTGTATGTGAACAACACGGTAAACCGGAAGCTTGGCATTGTTGGACTGCTATATAAGAAAAGAAAGGCTACAGAGGAAGAGAAAGCCGACTTAACCAAGACAACGGAAGACCTTTATAAAGAAGGTAGTGCGTGGAAGCGAGACAGACAGATTAAAGTACATAATAAAATAAAGTCCGAATATCGGAAGAAAATGCTATTTGAGACAAAACCGCGTGCTTACTTAATGCTTGGTGGTGGTGGTTCGGGTAAAGGGTATTATCTTAAGAAGATGAAGGAGAAAGACCCTTCTATAGACAAGTTACCCGTTATTGACGTGGATGATATGCGCGATATGATACCGGATTATGAAAGGGTGAAGGATATAGACCCGAAGAAAGCAGCTTCTTATGTGCATGAGGAAGTATCGGATATTGGTAAGAAAATAGATAACGAATATATAACATCCAAGTCTTCGTTTGTAAAAGACGCTGTTTTCGGAAATCCAGAAAAACTTGAAAAATTGGTTGATGATTTGAAGGCACAGGGTTATGATGTCCATTTGGTAGGAGTGGCGACCGATTTTGATACGGCTTTGGACAGAATACAGAAACGTTTTGAGAGAACGAAACGATATGTTCCTACAGAAATAGCGAGAAAAGGACATAAAGGCGCGTCCGCTTCTTTCAAGAAAGTTATAGAAACTCCATTGAAAGATAAGTTCAAGTCTGTTAAATTGTATGACGGAAATTCCGATAATGGAGTGATTTATGATAATAAAGTGTTAAATCAAAAAGAACTTGATAGGTTTCTTAAAAAAATAGACTTATAAATTTGTTCAATTCTGAACAGTTTTGTATATTTGCATAGAAACTTAAAGAAAGGAGTAAAATTATGGCAAAGAAAAAGTACGGAATTGATATGACGGCTGATGAGTGGTTCGAGATTGAAGATAATAGTATAGGAGGGAAATGGACTATGGAAGAGGTTGCAGCTTTAGGACCAGAAGGAAGGGAATTTCATAGAAACGCTCCGTATAATCCTTACTTTCCGAAACCAGATATGTCTATTTTTAACGAAGACCTTTACGACGGTTATAAGATAAAGGAAAAGAAGAATGTCGGAAAAGAAAGTTGATGGTATAAGAACTCCTTTGGTATCGCGTCTTATTGGAGTGAAAAGACACGTGAAAGACCCTATCAGATACCCGAAAATACAATGCGGTTATGAAGGGCTTGCACAGACCATGTTCGCTACACAATCGGACGCGATGATAAAGGAGCTTATAAAAGAAATGATTAAAACGGTTGAAAGATGATATTCTCACCGGAAGAGATACAAAAACTGTATGATATAATAGACTACCGTCTTGCAAGGATTGTAGCCGATGTAATGGGGGATGAACTGTTGACACCGGAAGACAAGTCTTTGTTAAGACGGTATGGCTATAAATGGAGAAGGGAGATAGAAAAGTTACCACCCTATTTTCAATCCTATCTGTTTGGGAGATTGAGTGCGCAACTCACGCCAGCACAATTATCAACACTCAATTTTGACGATTTTACCAAGTATATAGACCGTCATCAATGGGCGGCACTTACACCTTTGGAACAGGAAGTGTATTATGCGGCAGCAACACGCACATACTCCTATATAAAGACGATGGGGGAACGGGCAAAAACGATAATGTCTAATGCCGTATCGGAAGAAGAGGTAAAAGTTCTTGTGGAACAGCAAAGACAATTGGAGCTTGGAACGATAAAGAAGGAAATGATAGAGGGTGTCTTGAAAAAGAAGTCCGTGCAGAACATTGTCAGCAATATAGGACATTCCCTGGAAGACTGGAACCGTGATTGGGGGCGTATAGTGGAAACTGAGATGCAGAACATTTATCAGACCGGGGTAGCCCAGCAGATAATGAAGAAACAGGGAGCGGACGCGCTTGTATATAAGACAGTATATCCCCAAGCTTGCGCCCATTGTATAAGGTTGTACACTACGGCAGGAATAGGAAGCAAACCGAGGATATTCAAGCTTATAGACTTGATAAACAACGGGGATAATATAGGAGTGAAAGCCAAAGATTGGAAACCAGTTATTTACGCGACGCATCCTTATTGCAGGTGCGACCTTAAGGAGGCGCCTAAAGGTATGGTTTGGAATGACGAGACGCATTCATTTGAACCGCCTAAAGAACCATACAAGAGACAGATAGAGAGAAAAAGTAAAGTAAAAATATATGTTGGAGACAAAGTGTTTGAGGTATGATTTTCGGATATAAGGGAGATGTAGAGGTTCTGACCCTACGGAAGACAAGGGTAACAAAGGAACGTGTCAAGGAAAGCACGGAAGAGGTGGATGTGTACAACTGGGAGGTTATCCCGGTACGTCTGGACCAGATAAAGGAAGACGAGTATGTATTACTCTATTGTATGATGAATGATACGAACCTATTCAAGAAGGGAGTGGAGTGCACCAATTTCAAAGGGGAGATGGAAAACGTTGTATTGGAAAAGGGGATAGTAATCTCCGTATGTGAAGACGCAAAACATCTCTCGTTCACTATGCCTCATCAAGTGATGATACCGCTTGTTGATGAAAAGACATTCGATGAATGGACTGATGAAGATTGTTTCGGAGTAACCAGGGGGAGTAGTCGAAGAAGTCCCGATAAAGAGATAGAACAGGGGGATGTGGAGGAATATGTAAAATTCTACAATGACAATCCGGAATATATGCACATGGGTGCAGGAACGAAGAAGGTAATGGAAAGAGGCTTGTCCTTGTATGAAGGGAAACTGTATAACATAGAGGCCGGGCCGGAATATGCGCTTATAACAAAAGAAGGTTTGTTTCTGAAAACTGAACATTGATTATGGGAGAAGGAGGATTCAACACCGGGTTTGTGGAGATAAGGACGCTTGAAGGCGAAAAGTTCCTAAAGGATATAAGGATTAATGAAGCCGTAAAGACAAGACATTCCTATACGCTTGTGGAAGGTTTACATGTACGCGAAATGAAGCCGCGAGAATCAGTATATAACATCTATTTTAATGCAGGCAAGGAAGGTGTTCTTAACAGGATTTCGGGCGAACAAATGGTATGGACGTATGAGAAGAACTACCTTGTTCCGGTAAAAGTAAAGGAATTGAACATTTCCGACAGAATTGTTCTGTATGGGAACAAGAGGGGTAGGATTGACCGGATAGAAAAGGTGGAGACACTTAACAGGTATTTTTATAAGCCCGAATTGAAGAAAAACACTTCCTATTATATTGATAATGTCTGTATTTTTGGATAGATTGTGCAAAATTCGTATTTTAGCAGAAAAATTTGTAGCTATGAATTTAAAGAAATTATTTCATTTACAGACAGCAGAACAAAAGGTGTCTGAATACAGGGAGTTGCTGAGACGCTCCGAAAAGATAGAAGCAAGAACAGAAGAGCTTGCAAACGAATTTGCCGAAAGAAGCCAGGTATTGAAAAGCTTCTCCCTGCTTGACAAGGACGAAAGGGAGATTTCGGAAGAGAAATACAACGAGTTCTTGAAGGAACATACTTCACGGGTTGCACAATTGCAGAAAGACAGGGACAAGGTTTTCAAGGCCATTGCCGCATTCCAGAGAGACGAAGATATAGCGGAAGCCATTGCGGATGTATATGCAGTTCATGTAGCAAGAAAAGCATGGAAAAGCAAGAAGCTTTCCAAAAGCGCATATGATGATATCATGAAGGCAAAGACCGGGGTAGTAAAGTATGCGGACGTGCTTTTGTTCAGAGGCGGTAAGTTGCTTATCCTACAGAGAGCAGGAGAAAATATGAACTATACACCCGATTGGTGTATACCTGGGGGACATGTAGACGAAGGAGAAGATTTCCGTACAGCCGCACAAAGAGAGCTTTTTGAGGAGACTGGGATAGACGTTCCGGAAGACACCCTTATGGAGGTCGGTGTAGCCAAAACGAAGAATGCGGAAATTCATTACTTTATGGGACATGTTGACGATGAATCCCCGGCTTTCGTGGTGGTTGACGGTGAAGAGGAAATCGGCAGCATGTGGATTGACCCGGTTACTGAACTGGAAGACTACGACTTTATCTTTGACATGAAAGACAATATCAAGAAGATTTTGGGTCTGGAAGTGAAACCCAGCCCGGTAGAAATCGTGATGAAGGCTTTCCAGGAAAAGAAGGTGACGGAAGACGTGGTAAAGTCCGTGTGCGAGAAATACCCTAAGGAGATACGGAAAGCGAACAACAAGACCGATTTTTCACACAGTGAAAGAAAGGACTTGGCAAAGAAAGGAGAGGCAATGCCGAATGGGAAATATCCTATCAGAAATAGCCAGGATTTGAAGGACGCTATTAAGTTGTCCGGTGCTTCTGACATGCCGAAAGAAAAGGTTAAGGCGTGGATTAAGAAACGTGCTAAAGAACTGGGTCTTGAAAGCGAATTGCCGGAAGACTGGAAAAGTAAGGAAGTTGAAAAGACGATGGACTGTAACGATGCGAATGCTATTTGCAAGGAAGATTTGGACGACAAGCCAAAAGGCCCGGAAGGTGACGGAATAGCAAAGAACGAGGAAACGGAAACTACGGACGAAGAAACGAACAGCGAGGAAATAGAGAAGTCGGAAGACGGACTGACGGTTTCCATGAAGTTTTCTTCTGTGGAAGACGCGACGGTATTCAAAAGTGTTATTTCCGAAATGATTCAAGAGGGGAAGGTGAAAGCCGATGTACTGGAAAAGGCAAAGAAGGAGGACAGTATGTATACGGTGTTTGCCGATTTCGCTAATTTCCTGGAAGGCGTTAAGACGCGTTCAAAAAATGTGCATTGGAAAGAGGAAGACAATGCCAAGCACAAGTATCTGGACGATTTGTTAGAGGAGCTTTCCGACTATGAAGATAAGATAATGGAAGCCGGACAAAGCGGTTTCGGCCGTTTCAAGGACGGGGAGATAAACGGTGAAGAAATAGAGGTCAACGACCCTATAGAATTGGTGGACCTCATTATAGACCGTACAAGAGAATTCTATTCCAAGCTTGACAATAACCCCGAATATGCCGGGGAAAAGTCGTGGGTAGAAGACTTCATGGCAACACTCAAGCAAACTAAATATCGTTTACAATTGCATTAATTGTTTTGGGGAGGGGTGTAAACACCCCTTCTTTTTATTAAAGGAAGACATGGAAAAGGATATACTGAAAAGCATTTTGTGTGACAAGCTGGAAAAGGCAGTATCGCACAAGTATGTACGGAAAGAACCGGACGGAAAAGGCGGTTTCAGATACATATATACCGAAAAGGAAAGAGAATCGACAAACCAGGTCATTAACAGAAGCGGTGACAGGTCCATAGAGAAGACAGGAACGAACCCGGCAGCAGTTACCAAGGGACTGAAAGCATGGTTGAACAAGAATAACATAGATTACGATTACAACAAGGCGAAAACAACCGCGAGCAGTTATTTTAAGTTTGAGACAGGAAAAGGAAGCTATGAGATACGTGTTTCCAACCACACCAAGGCGAATGCAGACGAGAAAGGCGGTATAGATATTCAACCCTATGGTTCAAACGACGGGTTTAGTGTTGATATAGATACGGCATACGGGTTCACTTCCAAAGATATTCAGAATATCATTAAAGACGCTGAAAGGATAAATGGGGAAGTCCACAAGAATGAGAAGTTAAAGAAGATGCTGGAGGATGAAACCCTATTGGAGAGATATTATAATGAAAGGTATATACCTTCTAAGCATACAAAGTTTATTGAAGATGTTGTTAACAGTATTGGAATAGAAGAATCGGAGTTTGGGATATTGGGAGATATTGTAAATAATATGTTCGACCAAAGTTTACACAAAAGCGGTGTATATAAAAAGATGGTTGAGGAAAGAGAGAAGAAGATACAAGAACAAAAGGAGAAAGAGGCGAAAGAAAAAGAAAGCAAGAAGGAGAGAAGGGACAGGGTGATGGAAGAATTGAACAACCATATATTCAAGCAGGAAAATTCAACCACACCACCAGAAGAGTTCGAGAAGATTGTACAAGAAAGAAGTAACGGAAGGGCAAAGGGCTTTACGGTAATCGGAGAACTGGGAGAAGGAGACAGAAAGAAGTATTTCTATGAATGGGCATACCCGGTACCGGAAGGTAAAAAGAATTATACAAAGCCATCCGATAAGTTCGTAGACAACTACTTAAAAAGCAAGGGTGAATAATTTTTGCATAAAACTTTGGCTATTTGCATAAAAATCCATACATTTGAATCGGTAAAGCTGTAAATATATTTTAGTTATTGTAATATATTGATTATTAGATATTTACAGAAACATGTTTATTTCAATTCGTTGGATTACAGAGTATTAAAAGATGTTTGAGGTAGATTCAAAATTCAATTTTTTCACAGAGGCAAACTTTGAGAAATCAGATTTCAATCCTATGGATTACCCGGTAGGGGACGATAGAAGATACGAAAAGATGATTTTTGAAGGTTTAGCGTCTGATTCTTCCATTGATTCGGAGGATGAATCTATGAACCCTAACGGATTTGTAATAGACCGCTTTTTAAAACACGGTCTAATCAATTTAGACCATTTGCCGTCAAGAAGTCCTATCAATAAATCAAGGTTCTGGATAGGACATCCATTAGACGCATATGTAAAGAATAACAAGTTCTACGTGCGTTGCCAGTTATGGAAGAAATCACCGGAAGCAAGAGCGTTTTATGACAAGGCACTGGAAATGCTTGCAAGCGGTACAGACCGGAAGCCGGGTTTCTCCGTTGAAGGAAGAGCACTTGAAAGAGACAAGAACAATCCTAAAAAGGTGACAAAAGCGCTCATAACAAACGTAGCAATGACAATGACGCCCGTAAATGCAAATTCGTTTGCCGATATAGTAAAGGGCGTGCAGACAGTAGATTTCGTAGAGGACAATAAAGAAGAAATTAACAACGGTTCTAATAACGTTCTTGTAGAGCTACAGAAGGACGGATATAATATAAAAATAGACAAATCTTTCAACGTTACCATTAACCCTATCATAGTGGAAAGAGACGAAAGATTTCAAGAGCTTTATAATTATTATCTGAACGGTAATGTAGGATTGAACGTTATAAAGGACTATTTGAGAACCGTTAATAAATAAGTTTGTACACAATTAAAAGTTTAATAAAGATGGACGAAAAATATTTGAACGACCCTATCGTATCTCTGATGAAGTCTATGGGATTTTCTGACGAGTACATTATGGCGAACGTGAAAATCGAAAAGTCTGAAAACGGAGCAGCAGCAGGAGACCATGAATCCGAAACCAAAGAGGAAAAGGATATCAATAAGCTGGAAAAGGAAGCCGTTAAGGACGAAGAAAAGGTGAAGGAAGACGAAAAGAATACCGCCAAGGATAAGGATGCAGAAGGTGAAAAAGTGGAGAAATCCGACAAGGAAGACATCATGAAATCATTGGGTTCTGTATTTGCACCTTTGATGGAGAATTTCCAAAAGTCTATTGACAAGTTCCAGGAAACAGTGGATGGTATTAACGACAAATTGGACAAAATGTCTGGCGTTACTCCTATGTTCCGTTCAGAAGGACTTAACAATATGACAGCTATTCAGAAATCTTTCGAGGAAAGAAAGGACGAAGCAGGTAAATACGAAGTTAATGTAGTGAAAGACAGACCTATGGCCGTAAAGCTTATTGAAAAGTCTTTGGAAGAAGCACCGGAAGATATCGCTAAGTCACTGGAAAGTGATGCACTTGCATACCTTATCAATCCGGACGCTGAAACAGTGGGTGAAAATCTTGCACGTTACATGTACGAAAAGAATGGTGTAAAATTCGTGAAATAAACTCTATTAAATAAAAAGAATATGGATTTGTATAATTATAACAATCAAAACGGTACTGGCGATGTACTGGGCGGCATGGATTCGGCAGAAATCTTGAAAGCGATGGAAGCAGGTCTTAAGACCGGAATGCAGTATAACAACGAAATCAACAATGGTGGTGGTTTGAAAGTTGAATCCCTGGATTCAGTCTTGAAGATTCTGGGCAACCGTATGAACCAGTTGGTTTATTACATGGAAATGCCTAAACATAAGATTGACAACACTGTACACCAGTACAACCAGTTGTACAAGTATGGTGAGGAAGTTGGTATTTTCAATGAAGAAGGTGAAACTCCGCAGGAAACCGATTCTCAATACAGACGTAAATCAATTGTAACCAAGTTTATGGGTGTTTCCGGACAGGTTACACATCCGGGAATGTTGGTTAAATTGGCTGGCAATATGGACATGTATCAGAAAGAAGTCGAGAATAAGACTATCCTTCTGAGTACCATTATCGACACACGTCTTGTTGACGCTGATTCTTCTTGTGTAGCTGAGCAGTTCGACGGTGTTTTCCGTCAACACATGTTGGGTATCAACGAAATGGACGGTGGCACGGCAGAAGGTAAGACTTCTGAACAACTGTTAGACGGTTATTTCAACAGTCCGGCAGTTATCGACGCACAAGGTTCTGTATTGAACGACAGTCTGATTCAAGACGCTGCAAACGTTGTAGTGAACGTTTATAACGGTTATATCGACCGCATCATTTCTAACCCGATTGTGTTCAACAACTACGTTAAGATGTTCCACGAAAGCAAGCGAGTTATTGTAGGTCTTGCTGCCTCTGTAACTGGTGCAACAATGGGACAGTCTGTAAACGACGTTACAACTCAGTTCGGTAAGATTAACATCAAGAATGACCGTTTCTTCGACGAACGCAAGCCTATTATGGTAGGCAAGGGCGCCACAAGTGCTAAAGCTCCGGTTACTCCGGTTGTTGGTGCTGCCATTAAGGTTAATACAGCCGATACCAAGACTAATTTCGGCAACCATGCAGGTTCTTATGGCTACTTGGTAACAGCAAAGAATCGTTATGGTGAATCCGCACCTCTGAATATCATAACTGATGGCGCCAAGGCTGTAGCCGCTTCTGAATCAGTAGAATTTGGATTTACTGCTGGCGTAGGTGGTGCATTCCCTGCTACTTGCTTCGTGGTATATCGTACCAAGAAGAATGCGGTTTTGAACGCAAATACTGAATACTTCCCTATCTTTGAGGTTCCGGCTTCTCAGATGGCAACAGGTTACGATGGTGCCGCTGCAAATTGCGTACGTGACCGCAACCGTATCATTGCAGGTACTAAGTCTGCTTTGGTATATTACAATGACAGTCAGATTAACGAATACTTGCAGTTTGCTGATACTATGAAGATGGACTTCGCTGTTACATCTCCAAGCAAGCGCTTTGCAATTCTGAACTACGGTACCCCGGTATTGTATCAGCCTGCAAAGATTGTACGTATTGTTAACATTGGTGAAGAAGGCTTGTAATTAGCTTGATATAAATTTATAGGTTTAAGAAGTGAAAAGTGAAAGGGAGGGAGTAATTGAACTCCTTCCCTTTTTGTTTAAAAAGTTTGTATTATGGAAAAAGTGATTTTAAAAAGTCGGGTGTATAACAACCATAGAATTGTACTTAATGGTGGCCCGGTACAGTTTGTTAACGGTAGAGCGGAAGTATCGGAAGAACTCTATCAAGAAATAGTAAGCCGTAAACTTCCCGATATTTACAAGGAAGGTGAGGAACCGGAATTCAAAACACGCCTTGAAGAAAAACTTCGTTCGGAAGTGAAAGAAGGGAACAAGGAATATGAAGAGGAAATAAAACGTCTTAAGAATATCGTCGAGGCGCAGAAGGTTGAAATTTCCAAGAAAGAAAAGGAAATTGAAGTATGGAAGAAATGCGTCGAGGACTTGAAAGCAGGAAACAAGGAGACGCAGGCAGTAGTCCCCGAACTGGAAACAAAGCAGGAAGTTTCTATCAAGGAAGAAGAGGACGATGAGGTAAAGACGGCTCTTAAGAAAATGAAGGTTGACGAACTGAAAGAACTTGCAATGACAGAAGACGGAGGTTCTTTCAAGGAAGAAGACCTTAAAGGCAAAAAGAAAGAGGAAATTATAGATATGATTTTGTCTAAATAAAAATATTTTACAAAGATGGGTGGTCGATTGACGTTTACGATAAAATACAAGAAAAATTCCGGACTTGTGCTGTCTGTAGCCGAGATATGGCAGACATACTTATACGGAATAACCATTGACGGAGGGCAGGGAGCATCATTTACGGACGAATCCATGCGCTCCTATATAGAATCAGCACAAAGAGAGGTTGAGAATTGGTTCAATTTGAAATTTGTAAAGCAGTTAATCGACCAGTCTTTGACTTATTACCAAAAGGACTATTGGCAGCAATTCCCTATATTGTTCCCGTCATATCCGGTAAGGGAGCCGTTAAGCATGATTGGGATGCTCAATAAGATAGAGCAGATTATATACCCCCAAGGATGGCTGTCATGCGAGTATGACAGTGGTATGGGACAAGGGAAAAGAAGGCTGAGTGTTGTTCCTACAGGGTCTTCCACGACACAAGGAAATGCGGAAATAATATTGACAGGCATAACGTCTCAGATTGGTATGCAGCGTTTCCAGTATATACCGGATTATTGGAGGGTACAGTATATAACCGGGTGGGATGTAGACCAAATGCCTATGGACTTGATTAATCTGTTGGGAAAACTTGCATCATTCGGGCCGCTTAACATAGCTGGAGATTTGGTTCTGGGTATTGCAGGCGTTTCTGGACAGTCTTTAAGTATAGACGGATTAAGTCAAAGCATAAGCACAACGGCTTCTGCGACATCTGCCGGGTATTCTGCACGATTGATTCAATATCAAAAAGAGATAAAGGAAACGGTAGGAAGGTTGAAGTTGGTGTATGACGAGGTTAAATTTGCAGTATTTTAAGTTATGGGAGAAACAAGAAATATATTACAGTCTCCATCTTCTGGATTGAGTAATTTCCGACCGGAATTTTTCAAATCGGAGTTCGACCAGGCGATACAAGCCAAAGGTTACGATGTGGAGATAATGCGCGCTTTACGTTGCCCGTGTCATGGAAAAGAATCTGCACTGCCGGACTGTCAGAATTGTTTCGGTACCGGATATTTCTATGTGAATGCGATACATACGAAAGCACTGATAACAGGGATTAATTTTACCGACAAATACAAATCATGGAGCCAGGAGCTTTTAGGTACAATGGCGGTAACAGTGAGGGATATAGACAAGGCGAATTTATCCTATTATGACAGGATTTCTTTCAGAAATGAAATATCGTATTTTTCTGAAAATCTCCCTATAAGATACGATGATATGGGACAGCCGTTTGTGTTTACCACATACAAACCAGTACAGGTATTGGCTATGTATCTGTTTGAGGCTTCAAACAAACCCCTTGTAAAGACGGATAAAGGACATATAAGCGACGTTAACCCCTATTGTATCATATTGGATATGGAGATGGATGCTTTGCCCGAAAACGGCTTTGTGTCGGTATATTACAAGCATAACCCGGAATATCATGTTATAGATTTGCCGCATGAGATACGCGCTTCATGGGCCACTGACAAGAAAAGCGGACAACTGAATAAGATAGAGCTTCCGGTCCAGGCTATTGTAAGAAGGAGCCATCTTATAGCGATAGAGAAGCCGAATTTTGATGGTAGCGGTGTGATATATAATGAAGACATATAATTTGCTTCTTTGAAAGAAAATGTTTAGATTTGTACACTTTTAAACATTTTGTATATGAGAGCGAAGAAAGTTTTGGAAGTCCTTGGTATAAGCCGGGCAACATTATCCAATTATGTAAAGGAAGGAAGGATAAAGACCCACAATTCCGCTACACAATGGATAGATTACGACGACGAATCCGTATATGCGATTGCGTCTAAAGGACAAAGAAAGAATGTAATATATGCAAGGGTCATGAACAAGCATAACCTTAACAAGCATATAGAAGCATTGGAAAGGTATTGTAGGGAAAACGGACTGCACGCCAAAGATGTATATAAGGATGTGACATTTAACGTTACATTGGCGCAAAGAAAAGGGTTCAATAAGTTGTTGGACGATGTGATATCCTATAAGATAGGAACGGTAGTAACACTGAGCCGGAAAAGTCTGTCGGGAACGGACAGTGATTTTATAGAGATGTTGTTTGCAAAATTCGGGTGTGATGTAAGGTATATAACGGAAGAGTAGGATGTTACCTCTATATGTTGACATATCGGAAACAGTTGCGGAATTCGCATTGACACCACAAGAAGCGGAATTCCTTGGAACACGTCTTGTTGATGATGTGGTAAAGGAATATATGCGAAGATGGAATGCGCTTGTGGATTCTGAACTGCATCAGACACGGGGAATATATCGGTCTGCCATGCAGGTAGACCGGACTTCTGCCACCTCTGTAGAATTCGTGCTGTCTGCAAGGGCAGCAGGGCCGCTTCCTATGATGCTGGAAGAAGGAGCAACACCCTTTGATGAAAAGATAGGGTTCCAGCGTTCGGACAAGGCAAAGATAAAGAAGGACGGTTTAGGATGGTATCTGACAATACCGTTCAGACACGCCACACCCGGAGCAATAGCGGAATCCGGAATATTTAGCTCTGTTATGCCTAAAGATGTGTACGATATGGCACGTAATGCAGGAGGACAGCCGTTGAAGCTTGCAGACTTGCCGATAAGCCAGCAAGTAAAGGGAAGCCGGAAGGAAATAAATATACCCGGACTGAACGTACCGGAATACATGCACAAGTCAGCAAAATATGAAGGTCTTGTAAGGGTTGAGGCTCGAAGTTCAGACCAGGAGAAGAGAGGTCAGTATATGACATTCAGAAGGGTTAGTGACAAGTCAGACCCTACAAGTTGGTTCAATGGCGGTATAACGGCCAAAAAACTTATGGACAGGGCTTTGGAAGAGGCTCAGATAGAATATGTTGCTGAAATGGCGATAGACGAGGCATTAAAACGAATTAAAGGACTATGATTGAAATTGTGAAAGTAAAGCAGTTTATAGTATCAATATTGAACTATATACCGGAAGATTACAGACTGCACCAGGGAGACGAACAGAATACCTTCCTATACAGACTTCTTAACGGAATGAAGGAAGGGAATTTTGATTTTTACGACCAGGCGAAGAAATTGTTTTTAAGGGGAATGACAAACCCCCGTAATTTAAGGGTGTTGTTTGAGTTTCCGAAAGACAATACCGGATTGCCAGCCTATGTAATAAGGGAACCGGGTGCAGACCCAGGAGCAACCAATTCCATAGGGAAAATGAACGGGCAGATATACGACGGTGGCGCATGGCAGATAAGAGACAGCCGTTTCCATAATTTCGAGATAATGTGTCTTTCGGACAACATGCTGGAAAGCATAATTATGTCGGAAGTTCTGTATGCACTGATAATGGGTTCCTATAACTGGATGTCTACCCAATATGATTTGGTAGAGGTAAGGATAACAGAATTAATGACAAACCAGAACGTACTGCCTATTCCTATTTTCATAAAGTCTGTAAGGCTTGACTTGACTTTGGACCAGATTGTAGGAACACTGGTAAACGAAGAATTGCTTAACAAGATTGCATTTGAGGATGCAGGAATAGCAGCCGAAAAATGGGGTGCGGACAATTATAGCAGGGATTATGAATTGCCCGGTGTAGAATCGGACATTGATAAAATTGTGACTAAATAATTGGTATTAAATTTTAAAATAAAAAGTTTTCTTCTTTACTTTAATATAACTATATTTGCATTATGAGAAAAGCCTATAAATATAAACTGAAACCGAATGAAAACCAGAAGATTTTCTTTGAAAAGTCTTTCGGATGTACTCGGTTTGTTTATAATTGGGCTTTATCAAAAAGAATTGAAGCGTACCAACGAGAAAAGAAGCATTTATCTTGTGTTGATTTATGTAAAATGTTGACTATCTTTAAAAAGGAAGAAGATAAGCTTTGGTTGAATGAGGTTTCATCCCAATGTTTGCAACAGTCTATCCGGAATATGGATAATGCTTTTATAAGGTTTTTTCAAGAAAAGAAAGGTTTTCCGAAATTCAAGTCAAAGAAAGATAATTGGAAATCTTACAAAGCAATAAACGGTGTTAAGGTAGATTTTGGTTCAAATAAAATTCAGCTTCCCAAAATCGGCTGGGTATCATTCTACAAAAACCGGACTTTTGAGGGAAAGATAGGAACCGTAACGGTAACTAAGACAGCAACCGGGAAATATTATGTTTCCGTTCTTGTTGACGACGGGAAAGAGCTTCCTAAAAAACTGGATATAAAGTACGATACAACTGTTGGTATTGATGTCGGGATAAAGGATTTTGCCGTTCTTTCAAACGGACAAGTCTACGAGAATCCGAAATATCTTGAAAGAGCTGAGCAAAGATTGAAAGTATTGCAAAGAAGGTATTCAAGAAAGCAAAAAGGAAGTAACAGAAGAGAAAATGCAAGAATAAGACTTGCAAAGGCTTATGAGAAAGTAACAAATTGCCGTAAAAATTTCATACATCAAGTTACGTCAAGGATTGTCCGTGAAAACCAAACGATAATCATTGAGGACTTGAATGTAAACGGAATGTTGAAAAATCATAACCTTGCAAAGCACATATCATCTGCAAGTTGGAACGAATTTTTCAGACAATTGCAGTACAAGTGCGAATGGAACGGAAGAAACCTTCTAAAAATCGGAAGGTTCGAGCCAAGTTCCAAAATGTGCACTTGTGGATATGTGAACCATGAACTGAAATTGTCGCAGCGAGAATGGACGTGTCCCAATTGTAACCAATTGAATGACAGGGATTTGTTAGCCGCGATAAACATAAAGAGGTTCGGACTGCAAAGCCAGAACCTTATAGGAGAATCACCCGTGGTAGACGGGATTGTGGACGTGGAGTGGTCGGCAGTAGCCGGGGCGGTGAAGCGTCAATATGTATTTCTGTAAAGTAATATATAATTACCCCGAAAATGTATGAATGTAAGGATTTGATAGGGAAGTTCTTGCAGAATTTCGTAGACAAATAAAAAAGAAAAATAATATGGCATCAACGTTTATTTTCAACGGTCGGCAGATTTCATTGCCCGGTGTCTACTCCACTATTGTAAGTGGGGAAATGAACCCGGCACGAAATCTTGACTATGGAAAAGTCCTTATTATTGATACAGGAAAGTATTCAGCCGGATTTGGTGGCGGTGCTGGTATCAATGGCGAGAATGCGCAGGGACAGAACGCTATCTATACTTTCGACAATATCACGGATTTTCGTGCTTTCATGAAGGGAGGTCTTTGGTGGAGAGTTGCCGAAGCTCTGTTTGCACCGGACCCTTCAAACCCCGATGCAGTAGGAATTTCCGAACTTGAATTTGTTCGTGCAGCAACAACTACAGGTGCAAAAATGACGTTTGCGACGGCAGCAGGAGGCACGTTTGCGGTAAAAACATTGGACGAAGGTTTGGTAGCCAACGGTTCGTTATTGAACGACGAGTTATTAACAAAGGGTTACGGTATGAACTTTATCGCAGGACGCGAAGACGCTACCAAGTGGATTTTGCAGTTCTGGAGAGGTACATATACCGGAACATACAGCGACGGTTTACCCTACGGAGACATCACGCAGGAAAACAGTGACCCCGAACTTGTTCTTGAATCACCGGAATTCAAGAATATGCAAGAACTTGTGGATTGGGCACAGAATGATTCTAATTTTGCTTTGGCGTTCGTACTTGATTCAACTACCAATGTAGAAGGAAATGGTGAGATTACCGAAGGGGACATTACAACGGCACTGGATGGTAAGCCTTATATTTTGGCGGCAGGAGGTACAGAAAGTTTCGACATGGACGACTTTAACGCTGTACTGGACCAGATTGTAGGTTTGGACTATAGTAATGTCATTCTGGACCAGGTAGGAGACAACGCCTATTCAGCCACGACAAAGGCATATCTTACACACATGAACGGTGCGGCCAAATTCCAGCATTTCCTCTATGTGGCAGGATATGACAAGGGAGCCGATTTCTCAAAAGAAATCGATTTGGCGAAAAAGTTTGACAGTTCGTTCGTGCAGCTTGTACATGGTGGGGCAGGTGTGGTATCCGCATTCGATGCGCAGAAAATCCGTTGGTGGGGTGTAATGTATAACTTGTGCGCGATTGTGGGTCGTATCAGTGGAAAACCGCCTTATGTACCGCCCACATTCAAGACTATCGGAGTTGACAGACTGCAACACTCATTGACTGAATCGGAGAAGAAGAAGGCATTGAAATACGGTATTTTAACAACCGTATTGAACGACTACACCGGAAAGTTCAATATCTTGCAGGGTGTGAATACATTGCAGGACAACGCCAATCTGTTCAATGCAAAAGGGCAGTCCTATTCCATTCAATTTATGCGTATCGTCGCACAAATCAATAAGGAATTGATTGTAAATGCGACATTGGATTTGCTGGGACAGGAAAACGGTGTTAACGCCAATACACTGACAGCAGGAGCGGTTAAAGACTGGACTGTGGCATACTTGCAGTCAAGAACTGCAACGGACGCACAAGACAATCTGATTTTGTCGTTCAAAGACGTAGTGACAACAAGAAAGGAAGACGCTTATTTCACCACTTACAAAATTGTGGTAAATAACGAAATCACCAAGTTGTTCTTTACAGGTTACTTAATTCGTGGATAAAACAAACCCTAAAAATTAGAAGATTATGGCAGTTTTTACAGCGCCTAAAGCGTATATTAAAATAGATAATCAAGTAGCCGGGTTTGTTCGTAATCTGCAATTTGCAGAAAACATCACCCGTGCGAATGTACAAGGGCTTGGCTCACTCCTTAACCAGGAGGTTCCGGCCGTACAGTATCAATGCACATGGACGGTAGACCAATTCTTTATTGACTTCAAGCAGCCAGTAATGGAAGGTATGATGCACCGTCTTGGTTCCGTCAAGTCTATTGTAGACACCTTGATTTTGGGCGAGCTTGGTTTTGCCATTGCTATTTACAGCAAGACAATTCAGAGCCAGGATTCGACTACAAAGATGGTGACAGCAGTAGACCCTACCGGACAGACTATGTGCATGCTGAATCCGTGTTTTGTAAATAATCAAAATTTTTCATTACAGGAATCCGGGGTTGCTGGTTACAATATCAGCGGGATTTATCTTTACCCTATATCAACTTTGGAACTTTAATTTTGATTATAAACAATTGATAATTAGGGAGTTACAATTTAGTAACTCCCTTTTATTTTGGTTATAAATAATTACAAATTACATTAATTATAGAATAATAAAATGTTATGTAATTTGTAAAATATTTTTATTATAGTGAATTATTGGTATTGTGAAATGATGTTAAACAACTCACATTTTACACATAAGCACTTGCGTATGTCATAACAAAATCTTATTTTTGCAATGTGGTTCTGATAAGGGAACCAAGAAAAAGAAGTCAAACAAATAAAAAGATAAAGATATGAAATCAAATGTAGAAAGAATGACGGAAGATTTGAAAAAGGTTTTGTTTTCAAATGTATATAGCTTTGAGATTGAAACGAAGGATATAGTTTTCGGATTTAATAAGGTATTGAAGAAAAGAACTAAATCAATGGCAAAGGCTATAGCTTTGGAACAAAAACTGAGAAATGATGTCGGACGTTATTTGTCCAGTACAGTAGTTGTTGCTTCTGTAAGAATGTACAAAAATGGAGAGTTAAGAGGTGAATTTAAGGCTAACAATTTTTGATTGTCAAACAAATAAAATTTTGAAGTTATGAACGTTTACAGCAAGTTTTGTCCGAATGTATTTTTAGCAAAATGTGAAGAAAAGTATGAAAAGGGAGAAGTTATCGAAGTAACAACCAAGTATGGAAAGGAAAACGAATGTATTGTTTTCAATCTGATATACGAAAAGGATGGATTCTATTACTATTCGATAGTACGTGCAGACGGGTTCAATGTCCAGGAATGGGCGAAGCAAAGAGCAGAAAGACGCAGAATGTGGGCAGCTTCGGCAGAGCAAAAGAGTAATGAGTATTACGAGAAATCCAATAAAGATAGAGACTTCCTATCATTGGGAGAACCTATCAAGGTCGGACATCACAGCGAAAGAGGACATAGAAAAATGATTGACGAAGCCTGGAACAATATGGGCAAAAGTGTTGAGTTCAGCGACAAGGCTGTCGAACATGAAAGAGTAGCCAAGTATTGGGACAAGAAAGCGGAGGTAATTAATCTATCCATGCCGGAAAGTATAGACTATTACGAGCACAAGTTAGAGAAAGCCAAAGAATATCACGAAGGCTTGAAGTCCGGCAAATATCCACGTGAACATTCCTATTCTTTGACTTATGCGAAGAAGGCGGTTAATGATATGCAAAAGAATTATGACACAGCAAAAAGATTGTGGGGAGAACAAGAGGATTGAAACAGCCATTGAAAGGATAATAGAATATCTTTTCAACTACACCCCCAATTTAAAAAGAACCCGGTCAAAAATAGAACTCATGGAAAAGTTCTGGGAAAAGACCGGGATTTCCTCTAATAGGGCATTATGGGAATATATGGTGTTTCAAGGGTCAATGATAGAGAACAGCCGATATAAGGAAATGATGTTTGACCCCTATAATTTGATAGGACCAAAGGCGATAGAGAAATGGAATAAGAGGGGTAAATACCAGGTATTCATAGCCAATAAACGCCAGCGAGAAAGAGGATGGATAAGCCCGTTCAAGGAGGAGGAAGAAGGTTTGTCGGAAAGATACAGGGAGATGTTGAGGAAAAAGTATTGGAACAAGAAGAAGGGGTTTATACTTTGCAGCCAGTACGGAGGATGGTTATTCGACAAAAACAGATGTAAGGATTGTGTATTTTACAAGGCTTGTGAAAAATGACATACTAAAAGTTTATGTTATCAAATAATATTTGTATATTTGTGCCATGAAAAAGACAGTGAAGGAAGAAGTTAGACCGTGTGTTTCTTGCAAGGAGAATCATTTCATATATGACCGCAACAGATGGTTATGTAAGGAATGCTACGACAATAGAAAGAAATTGAGACTGAACCGAGCTTCATTGAAGGAAGAGGAAAACAGGCTTAATGAAGTGTTTGTCAAGGTATGGGAGGAGAATCCCCATTATTGCTTTCATTGTGGAAAGTGGCTGGGACTTGAAATGAAGCCTATTTTTTTCTCCCATATATTGAGCCGGGGAGCACATCCTGGTTTGCGCTGTGACCCGGAAAATATAGTTCTGGCATGTATGGAATGCCATCAGATATACGATTTCGGAGACAGAAACAGTCTGAAGAACCAGATACCGGAAGAGAGGATAGAAAAACTTTTGGAGAAAGAGCATGGGAAAAGATATTGATTTACTGATAGGATGTGCGGAAGTGTTCAACGCTATAGGGTTGAAAAGGATTTCCAGAATGATAGTGGATTACCTGGAGAACCCTAATAGCGAGAAGGCGGAAATATTTCAGAAAGAGGTTGAGGCATGGAAGGAATACGAGGAACGTTCAAAAGGCAGAATGTTTGTGTTCAGTGACGGGGAACACGCCCTTATGAAGTATTTTATTATATCGTATGAAAAAGACTGGTATTCGGACGGAAACCCGGCTATAGTGATAAACAAGCTGGCAGACGAAAGTGCATCATTCAAGGACAACCCTATAAAGAATCTATGGGTTGTGTATAAGAGTGAGGAAGACCGGGACAAGGATTTTGAGAGATTGTTAACAATAAAATAAATTTATGGGAAAATTTTTAATAGAAGACGTAAACGCGAAAGGATTGCTTATCTGGATGAACGACAATTTCCGGAAGCAGAACGGGAAACGGTTTACCCGTAACGATGTGCAGGCATATATAATGAGAGGACATCTACCCGAATATCTGGGAGGAAACGAGATTGTAGTAACCCCTAAAAAGCATTGCACAATCAAGATGTACAATGTATTGGAAAATGACAATAACCCCGTAATGGAGGAAGAAGAAAATGAATGTATTGGTAGCATGTGAGGAAAGTCAGAGAGTTTGTGAAGCTTTCAGAAAGAGAGGTCATAACGCCTTTAGTTGTGATATTGTAGATTGTAGCGGAGGACACCCCGAATGGCATTTCAAACAGGATGTCTTGCAGGTTATCCCTAATTTTGGAGGAAAGCTGCAAAACGGTGAGGAGTATTATTTGCCGGAAGGCGAAGAATGGGATTTGATGGTTGCGCATCCCCCTTGCACCTATCTATGCGTGTCCGGTGTTGCATGGTATTATCACCCGGAAGACAAGGGATTACCGATAGAACAGAGAAGACCGCATCCTAAATATCCGAACAGAGCGAAAGACCGAGAAGAAGCCGTTAATTTCTTCATGGAGTTATACAATTCGGGTGTAAAAAGAATTGCTATAGAGAACCCGGTAGGAATAATGAGTACAAGATTCAGAAAGGCAGACCAAATCATAGAACCTTGGATGTTCGGGGACGAGGCAAGCAAAAAGATTTGCTTATGGCTTAAAAATTTACCTAAACTCACTCCTACAAAGATTGTCGGGAAAGGTGAAGTAGTGGAGGGGAAGAACGGGTTTAGAATGCAGAAATGGTGTTGTGACGCCTACGGATTACCAAAAGAGGAAAGACAGAAGATAAGAAGCAAGACGTTTCCAGGTATTGCGGAAGCGATAGCGGAACAGTGGGGTAATTTAGAATGATGTTTAAAATTTAGTAACGTGAAAACAAGTAGTAATTTCGTGATTGTCTATGACTTTGAAACTGGGGGATTGCCAAGTAAGGAAAAACAAGCTTTTTTGGACATTCCTTTGGTCGAAATGGCTATGTCGTGTATAGACATGAAAAAGCTGGAAATAATAGACCGTGTGGAAATGATATTCCCGTATAACTACAAGGAAGGACTTGCAGGATATTCGGAGGAAGCAACGGCAGTACACGGTATAACAAAAGAAGTCCAAGAAGAGAATGCGGTGCCATTGAAAGAGATATACAGCACTTGCAAGAAATGGTTCGCCAAATACAAGAATCCACGCCAGATGTGTACGCTTGTAGGGCACAATATCGTAGGATTCGATAACCCGTTTCTGAAAAACTTCTTCGCCTACATGAACGACGATATAGACAATTACGTAAAATACTACATAGACACGATGCAGTTTGCACACATGGCGGCTTTGGAACAGATGGACTATAAGCTGGGCACGTGTTGCCAGGCTGCCGGGATTGACCTTGTGGAAGCGCACAGGGCGCAGCACGATGTGGATGCGAACGCGATGTTGTTCATTTCCTACGTGAAGAAGTTAAGGGGTGAAGGCGTGGAAACGGTGGAGAAGAAAGAAAGGAGATATAGAGAGGACTTCCAGTTATGTTGACGGGTGACGGAAAAGGAATACTTACAAATAATCAGCTTACATATCTGTACAATGCGGTAGACAATATCATAGAGAGACTGCCGGAAAGGGCGCTTAACCAGTTGTTGGAAGGATATGGAAACGACGTTGATACCATGCTTAGGGAAATGGTGCATCAGTCGGAAAAGGCGCTGTATCTGGGTCGGACGCTGGATTCAGAAAGTTTATCCTATGTGGATAACGTGAAAGCCTCTATGGACAATACGCTTAAAATATTGTCCCTCAATTATTTTATAACAACCATGCTTCCCAAGTTTCGGTTAGGATGGCGTAACATAGAGTGGTCCAATTTGACGCAATTATATCCGTGGAGTTGTTATCTATGCGCACGCGCGAGTGGCAAAAGTTATCAATGGTCTTATGCCTTCATATTGTGGCGTTTATGGTCCTACACAAGACCGACCGCCTACAGACAGGACACGGTAGACAATGCCAACAGGAAAGAAACATGCTATATTACCAACACTTTTACACTGGCAAAGGTGCAGATAGCGAAAGTAACGGAAGAGATAGAGGCAAACGACTTGATAAAGGAAAAACTCAACCCTTATAACAAGGCTTCAATCGGAGAAACGGCTATAAAGACGGAAACCGGAAGTACGTTACATGTGCGAGGTAAGGATTCAATGATTCGAGGTCTGCACGTGGGGGCTTGTTTGTGTGATGATATGCCGGACGAAAGCTCTCTATATTCGGACGAACAAAGGGAGAAGTTGAAAGAACTTTTGAAGGGTACAATAGAGCCGATTGTGGAACCATACGGGTATTTCCTTGTAACTGGTACACCCTATTCTTCTGCACCGAATGAATTGTACCAGATATTGAAGGCAGACAAGCGTTTCTATTGTTTTGAATATCCGATATTGTTTCCGGATGGCAGACCGTTGGCACCGGACAGATACACGTTTGAACAGATATTGACGAAAAAGGAAGAACTTGGAACGATTGTGTTCAACCGTGAATACCTGGTGGTTCCTATCAGTGACACGTCAACGATATTTCCGTATGAATATCTGATGCGTAGCGTTATAGGAATGGAAACGATACGTTTTGCGTCAAGTATAGACGATTTTCCTTTCAAGCTTACAAGGGTACATATAGGTGTGGACTTTGCGGTTTCCGGTAATATTGGAGCGGACTATACAGTGTATTCGGTATGGGGCAAAGATGCGATGGATAACTACTATTTGTTGTACTATTACCGGAAGCGCGGTATGTCGCACAACGAACAGGTAGATAAGATTGTACAGCTTGACCGACTTTTCCACCCTAATAAGATACGGTGTGAGGCAAACGGTTTCCAGTCCATATTGTCCGGACTGGCAAAGGAAAGAGGGCTTAAGAACATAGAACCGTTCACGACAACGGAAGGAAACAAAAAGGACCTCTATACTGGATTGCCTTCTTTGTCTGCAATGTTTGAGAGAGGACAGATAAAATGCCCCTATGCGATAGGAGAAACAAGGCAGGCGGTAGACTTGATGTTCGGTGAATTTTCATCTATTACGTTCAGAAGTGATAATGGGAAATTGGAGGCAGCAAGCGGTCACGACGACATAGCACTCAGTTCGTTCCTCTCCATAAATAGCTTACGCGAAGACGATAAAGAAGTACAAGTAAGTGTAGAATTAATATAATGTTAATTATATGTTAAAAGCACATAAGCACTTGCGTATGTCATAACATAATCTTATCTTTGTAATGTGAGAAAGAGATAAACGAAGTCAAACAAATAAAAAGATAAGAAAATGGAAAACGATGTTAAGGTTCTCAAAGAGTTGTACAAGTTCATTTGTGTTAGTGAAGGTATCAAGGCAATTGCATTGAAGTTCTGTAAAGTTGGAAGGGGCGGTGCTTGTTGTTCTTATGTGGCTAACAAACCGAAATCAATCTCTATTGACTTGAGTAGAATTAATGTCGGTTCCGCCTACGCTTTGTGCCACGAAGTAGCACACCAGATATGTATCGCTAATGAAGGCAATGCAACGCATAACGCAAAGTTTAAAAAGATGGAAAAGGAATTGGTTAAGAAGTACGCTAATTGCGCTATTGCAAGAAATTTGATTTGGTAACGAAGGGAGGACAAAGTTATGATTACTGATAGAAAGAAAGCCCCGGCATGTTTAAGATACAATGTCAGTAACAATTCTGGTTCAATAAATAAGAATTTCGAGAAAAATCAGCAACAAGAAGCGTATGATTTTGCTTATTCAATGAATGAGACAGCAATAATACGAGGATATATTTTTGTAAAGCAAAAAGGGCAATGGGTGAGAAATACTATTTTTATGGACCATGTTTTTAGATAAGGAGGATAAGGTTATGAAAAAGGATTTGATAAGAACAGCTTTAGGATTTAGATGTTTTCTAATTATTGAGGAAATAGAGGTAACAGACCCTAAAGATAGAAAAGAATGTAAGATGTTCGAGGAATTTAACTATTTTACCACTATCAAGAAAATAGCGTTGAAGTATACCGATAACAAGCTGTTCCACGAGATAACAAACCGATTGATTGAACTTGACAAGGTGGATTTGACAGAAGAAGAACATGCAGAAAGACAATCACTAATTACTCTATCACAATATTTTAGGGTGAAGTTTTGATTTAACTAATTAATGATGTATATTTGTAACGTATATAACATTTTGTGATTATGGAGGATAAGATAATTAAAATTAAAGGGCATGAATATAAGATGTCCTTCCCTACAGTAGGACAATATTACGAGATTGAAACGCAGAAGCAGTTTTTAGGTCGTGGATATTACAATACCTTGCTGGGTAACAGAACGCAGGCTGCGGCTGATGCTTTGGATATGATAGATATTGAAGCGACGCTTACAGTGATGTTGCCGGACTTGCTGGCAGATATGAAGGTAACTTCTTTCAAACAGCTTGGTATCAAGGACTACGTGGAGGTAAGGGATATTTACAATAAGGAGGTTTTGCCTTTTATTAAGGAAGTTGAAAAAATGATGAACCCCAACCGATAAAAAGGATTCAAGCGAGAATCACTATAGTTTGAATGTTTAGTTATTCAGAGGAGTGTGGGGGTATAGTCTGTTATGGGTTATACCCCCACTTTTGATTGATTTTGTATGATGGAGCGAGATAAAAAGGAAGATTTCAGAACGTTTGTAGTCAGATGGAATAACAAGTTTCCGCTTGACAGATGGTATAGAAAGAAACATAACATTGCTTTCATGTCCGAGGAACACAAGAAATGTTCTTTTTTTCAACAACTTTTCGAGTTCGAGGAAGACCGGATGTTCAAGCAGGCTTTGGAGGACGAGGAAAAGAAAGTTGAATACGTTCCGAATATCGGTGAATGGCTGAAAGATTCCTATGACGAAATGGTGGACCAGGAAACCGATACCAAGGAGATAACGCAAAGTCAGATTGAAGCCTTCCGCGAAGAAATGGCGCGGATGGCCGAATACGAGGAAAGCCAAAAGGATAAGGAATAATGGCAGAGGATAAGAGGATTAGGATAGCGGCCGATACCACACCGCTAAGACAGTTGAGAGAAGAGGCGGTTTCTTTGTACCGCGAGATAAACCAAGCTTCCATGCAGAGTGCACAGGAAGCCGAGAAAAGCATTGCACAGCTACGGGAACAACTTGCATTGATGGAAGACCGTAATGAGCTGGAAAGACTGTTACTTGACCTTAAAAGACAGTCTGCTGCCATTGATGCAACCACAATGCAAAAACCGTCTCCTATGCCGGAAAGACCGATAAGGAGACAGCCGCCTACAGAAGAACTTCCAAGACCGGAACAGCCTATCATAGACCCCGAAACCGGGTCTATTACATGGGACGTATCGCCAAGAAGAAAAGAGGAAACCGTACAGCCGGAACCAAGACGGAAAGGGCAAAGACCGGAAATGGAAACGGATGTAGAAGAACCTTTGCCTATAGAAGAACCGGAAGAAAGACCAGCGCCCAGAAGAAGGAGAAGAAAAGTCCAGGAACCCATACCGGACGTGGAACCTATCATAGATGAGGAAACTGGTTCTATGACCTGGGATTTGACACGGAAACCGCAAAGGGAAAGAGTTACCCCTATAGAAAGAGGTGTAGAAAGAGAAGAACCGACAACAAAGGAAACGCAGAAGGAAATATTAAGGGAGATAAACAGACACGTCGAGAATATAGACGAATCCGTTACGAACGTTGATAATTCCAAGAACTTCCAGGATAACAGCGAAAACAGAACGGACAACTCACGGCATACGGAGAATATAACCGAGAATGTTGTAAATATTGAAAAGAATACCCAGACAATAACGGAGAATACAACCGCTATAAGGGAAAAGGGGAATTTGGAGGTCGTTTCAGAACAACCGAACAGACCTCTATTAAGGGAAGACGATAGAATACAGAGAAGACCGGAAATAACGGATAACGGACAGACGGAAATCAAGTTTTCGGACGAGGGGATAATACGTGCAATTACAAGACTGGGAGTGGTAACGGATAATATAGGACGTGATGTCATTTCCGCTTTAAGAGGACTTGAAAAAGGAACGGGTGAGGAAAACCAAAGAACCAGTATTACCCGTTACCTGGAAACTATTGCAAATTCCGTATCTGTTATAGAAGACAGTGCAGAAAACATATTGGAAGAAATACAGAAAGCCGTTTCCAGTAATGGTATAGGTGGTGGAGTTGGAATGCCTGGGGGGATTGTGCCACCTACCGGAAGCACGGGTGTAAACGGTGGAGGACTAAATATATTCGGAGGAGGATTAAAAGGAATATTGGGCGGTTTGGGGGCTTTGACGGCATTCAATACCGCCAAGAACGTATTGTCAGAAAGATATTTCCGGCAGCAGGAATTTGAAGCGCGTTCCCAATACCAAGGAACCGTGGAAACGGCCGCAAATTATACACGGTTACAAGCCGCTAACCAGGCAGACGCTTTTAGGTGGATTCCTCTAATTGGTGACACGATAGCAAAAAGCATAGAGTTGCCAGCACAGCTTGCAGCAGAAAAGATGATGGCAACTTTCGGGAAATACGCGGAAGGCGAAAGACGTGTTATCCCGTATGCACAGGTTATGGGTGTATCAGCCGGGGAAGCGTTCAGACAAGCCGGAAGGGAAGGAAGTTATGCAGCCGAATCACTTGGTATGGATTACGCTTCATACCTTGGAAGACGTGCCGAATTGATACGTGCAGGAGGAGGACGTTTTGTCGGTGGCAATGAATACGACCCGTATGCATTAAGGGAAACGCAGTCCGTCATGGCTGCCGAAAGACTGTTCGGATTGTCACCTAATGCAGTCAACCGTTTGCAGGGAGCAATGAGGTTCGGAGACCAGAATTCGGGTACCGGGGCTTCTGCGATTATCAGAGAGTTCGAACAGGCAATGAAAAATTTAGGCATTCCGTTCGAGCAGATAGCCTCTACAATGGAAGAAAGTTTAGATACTTTCATTACACAGTCGGACCAGATTCTTTCCAAACGTGGTGATTTTGATGCAAGACAGCTTGCAGCGATGTTTAGCGGAATACGCCAGGCAACCGGATTGCAGGGAAGACAACTTGAAAGGGTACAACAGGCGTTCACCGGACAGGGGATGTCAAAAGACGAGGTGACAAACGCAATGCTTGTACGGTCTATCCAGGAAGTTATGCCGGACAAAACATCCTATTCGGAAATTCAAGAAGAATTGGAAAAGATACGTGCAGGGGCAGCAAACCCCGAAGTTATGGAAAACTTTTTGAATAGGGTTGTAGAACGTACTGGGGGAGGTTCTGAACAGTTACGTTTGGCAATGTCCGAAATATTCCCTAATTTGTCCTGGAATGACATTAATTCTACGATACAAAAGGATAGTGACCCGTCTAAGCTTGTAAGCAATCTGTTTGACTTGTATAAACAGGCAAGTCAAAGGATTAAGGAAACGCCCGCAGAAGCTTATGACAGGGGCGCAGCACGGAGGACTGTAGGTGCCGGGGAAACCATTTTGGCAGGTGATATGAATCGCCAGATGTCGGAAGGTGCAAAACAATTGAAAGAGATTGTTAGATTGTTGACTAATATTGACAATAATACAAAAGAAAAAGAGAAACCCGTAGAATCCGGTCCGGTTACGCGGTCTATGGTATCGGGTGGAGCAGGTCTTGTAAATGCGGAAAATGTTAGTTCGGGGGTTGAAGCTGGCAGAATGTTGTCACAATGGTTTAAGCGCGTTTTGGATGATTGGGCAAGGGAAAGAGTTGGTAATATGGCGGTTTCAGAAGCAAATAAAGTGATACAGCAAGAACGATGAGAGTAAATATATTTAACATACAGAGTTATAAGTACAACGTAGAACCCCAAACGTTTATAGACGATTGGCAAAAAGGGCTGGGACCAGATACACCGGAAGCAAAGAAACTGTCGGTTTCGGAATTTATGGACGTGGTAAACGAGATTTCCAAAATTTCAAACCTGGATGCTATCTGGGCTACATATGACGATTGGGAGAAAGAGAAGTACAAGAACGAGTATTCAAACAAGAATTTGCCGTATATAAAGCCGAATACCCCTCTTTCTTTTCCTATAAAGGATTCTCCTTTGCTTATACAAAAAGCGTCAAAGAGCGATATGTTCATGAAGCAACGCGATTTTTCGGCTTATTGGTCTGAAAATTTGACAAAGCTTCTACAGGATAAGGAAGGATATGTAGCTGACAATGTGGTTGCACTGGACGAGGAAATGTCGGTAAGGACAAAAGTACAACCTATAAACATTAAGGTGTGGATATACTGTAAGGCTATAAACAAGGTTGTGGATGTAAGCCAGTTCGTCAATACATGTTCTACCGACAAAGGATTCAAGAACGGCACGTTTTCGATTAACATAACACCCTTCAAGGATGCCAATATGTCGAACGTGTACGGTGCAGGATATTATGATATATTCCCAGTTGTAACCCCTAAAGGATATGATTATAAATCCTATCTTGAAAAAGTGGTACAGATAAACGACATAGTGTTTATCCGGTTTGAGCGGCTGAGACTGGAAGGAAGTTCGGACAGTGAAAATGCCAACGATTTGTTTGTACCGTTGAACAAGCTTGCCAATAACGGGCCGAACTATAATGTTTGGGATATGATAGGTTTTGTAGACAGCGTAATGGAAACCTATTCTTCGGAAGACAATTCAAAGAGTACCGTCATAAGCGGACGCGATATTGCAAAAATGTTTGTGGAGGACGGAAGTTATTTCATACCTTTGGAAAATGTCAATGATACTGTACAGAACTGGTTATTAAGAAAAACAGGTGGTGTATGGAATGGACGTAATGTGTTCGGTGGTGAGTATCAATTTGTATGGAATTTGGGGTACAAAACGATAAATGAATGTATTTGGTTTATTATTAATATAATGTCTTCTATCGGATTGTGTAGTGATGAAGTTTTCTCTTCATGGGGAGACAAGCGGATAACGGCATACAGCATTCCGGGACAGCAGGACTTGAAGGTGAGGGGAATATGGCAGATTGTCAAGCTGCAAGTGTCTGGGGATATAATGGAAAGGATTGTGACAGATACGGGGCTGGGGAACCCGAACGGAACACTGATGCAGTACATGGAACGCATTTGCCAATATCCGTTGACAGAATTTTTCTTTGACACCTATATAAACACGATTGATGTCATTGTAAGACAGCCACCGTTTACGGAGAAGGCAATAAAAGACGCTTTCAAGTCGGAAAACTATATTACGATAACACCGGATAATGTAATATCGTATAATTTGAGCTATGACCCACGGGTTTACACTTGGTTCCAGTTGCACGCACAGAATGCACAGGTAGGTGGACGTGACAAACCAGGATTGGCTTTTGTTCCTATTGTGTACCTGGAAGAGTATGTGGAACGATGGGGTAACAGGAAAATGGATTTCGTGGACATGTACTGTATTCGCATGATACAGAACGGAGCGGAAAACCAGAAGATATTTTCTACTTACCAGGCAACAATGCTGAATGATTTGATTTATCTTGTCGAAAGCAACATGTATGTACCTTTTACCCGGTGCGGAACGATAGAAATAAACGGGGACAGACGCATAAAGGTGGGAACTTTCGTGCTGAACCAAAGTACGAACGAGTTTTTCTATGTGACGAACGTAACCAACACTATATCATTTAACCGTGACGGGGTGGACAGACGTACCGTTTTACAGGTGGAAAGAGGATTCTATGTACCTATACTTAAAGGAAATCTGATGGAAGCGGTAAAAAGAAACGACAATTCGGTTTCTGAAAAATCAGCGTCCGGATTTACACCCGATTATTTTAAGTTGGTGGATTTAAGCGGTTTGAGGCAGAAGGCGAAGGAAGCGGAAAGCGGACAGATAACGTCCTACGATAACCCGACTGTTGACAAGCAGCAATTTGACTATTTTTTGAACAGGAAATATTTCGGAGGACTTGAATAATGGCAGGAGGAGTACCAAGAATAAGCAGTAACAATTTGCCGCCTATAATGAAAGGGTATATAATGATACCCACGGATGTAGGCAGGGAAGCGTATATAGATACGGTATTTAGGACGAATATAGTTGCCGTGATGATGGAAGGCGGTATATTCCGTAATGATGCACGTATTACCAACGAGGCTATCAATAACATATGGTTTCCCGAAAAACCGGGGGAGAAGGGATGCCAGGTAATGATAGCGAGCAGCGATTTTTTAAATCAGCCTACAGTCATAGGCACCTTTATAGGCAATGATGAAGTTCCGGCATGGAGCGAGGATGTTATACGGATGAAAAAACAGGTGGAAGGAGTAACTATGTCTATGACGATAGACCCACGCAACCAGGAATGGAACATGAACCTTACTTCTATAGAGAAGCCCGTAAATTTCAACGTTACATTAGGAGGTAACGAAAAACATAAGATAAGATTGCAGAGTTCGGGAGAAGCCGAGATAGTGGCTTCCAAGAAGGTGAAGGTAACCGGATATAACGAAGTCATTGCGGAAGTCGTTAACGTGGTCGAGGACGTGAAAGAAAAGGATAAGGAGATAAGGCGTTTCACTATGAACATGGAGGGAGCCAATTTTACGTGGAAGACCCAGGACAAGACAACCGTAATAAAGGCCGACCCCAACACTGTAGACGTTAATTTCCACGACGGGAAAAGCCATATAACAATGGATGAAAGCGGTGTAGTGCTGGGATATGACAATGATGCGGAAATGATTCAGTTAACGCAGAATCTAATAAAGCTTATGACCGGACAGAAAGTCAATATAAACAATGCGAAGGAACCTCTAACACTGGCGAACACTTTGATACAGCTATTGAATAATGTGGAGAACCAGATAATGACGCTAAAGAACGCATGGCAAACAGCGCTTGCAGGTTCAGCAGCGATGGACGGGGGTAAAGCCGGATTCGGTGCCGGGGTTGGTGCGGTAGCGGCAGTAAACCCGTTACAGTTTGATGGAATAAAAAGCACGGTAACTTTTTCGGATTGATAATAATTTTGTATTTTTGAAAACGATAAGAAAAGATTATGGCAAACGTCGCACAATCAGCAATACAGAAAGCAGGGTCTTTGATAGAGACAGCCGGAAGAGCTATACTTGCATCTCAATTTCCTAATGATTTTGAGGTGTATCTTTGTACGCTTGAATTGGCGGATTCAAAGAACAATACGATAGATTTTTTCACGTTCCCGATTAACCCGAATGCGATAAGCAAGACGGAAGCAAAAAGGGAAAACATAAGGAATACGGCAGGGGGTGTTACGGTGTTGTCTTCTCCTACTTTTGTACCGCAGGACATAACGATAAGAGGAGATTTCGGACGTACTTTCAAGTTGTTGTTGTCGCTTGGCGGTGGTGCGTCAAGTTTGGCAGGAGCGGCCTATAGTCTGTCAGCCGGGAAATGGAGTTTAAGCGATGTTTCGGGGAAAAATACGAACTCCTTAAAGTCGGCTTCGTTCGACCCCTCTGTTAAGAACGGATATGGATGCACGAAGATATTGCAAGCTATCATATCAAAAAGTAACGGTGTGGATAAGGACGGCTTGCCATTCCGTCTTTACTTTTATAATATGGCTTTGGGTGAGAGTTATTTGGTAGTTGTACCTCCTACAGGGTTGGTATTGAATCAGAGTTTGCAGCGCAATATGATTTGGGAATATTCGCTTACAATGACAGCGATAGCGCCTTTGGAAGCTGTAGCAGGAGAACAGAAAGCAAAAACAGCACTCACTAAAATTTGTACGGCCGCAGCAATACAGAAAGGTGTGAACGATTTGGCGGCTTCTTTGGCAACGTTGTTATAAAAGGAGGATAAAGGATGGATGTAGTAATGGAAACGGCATACGCCAAATTCAAGAATATTACAGGGTACGACATAAAGAAGTTCTTCCAGGGTTATGTTGATTTTTGTAATAATCATTACCCCTATATAGTGGACTATTACCAAGGAGGCGAGATAAACGCACAGTCATTCTACGAACTTGACAAGATGATTGCACAAATCAATATCGTAGAGCCTATGTTTCAACTCCATGAAAACAAGTTGGACGATATTTCTATGTGGGAAATATTAGACAACTTTTCGGAAGTGGAAACAAAGATATTGACAATAAAAAATTCTGACAGATGGTTAAGAAGTGCAACGCTTGGAAGACAGAACACCCTACAGCTTGACAAGCAGCTAAGGACAGGCGAGACGTTTGAGAATGTAGCGGAAGAAATTGCAATGACGGACCCGGAAGACGACTGGACTTCTATAACCACACCACAATACATTATAGAAGAGGACTATAAGGCAGGACAAGGAAGCAATACATTTGCAGTCAATCTTCGGAATGTCGGTGTGAATTATGTGGATAATGTGGTAGATACACTGGTAGGCGAGAACGTGTTGGGTAAAGACATAGATACGGAGTTTGAGTTTAAGAATGATGATTTGAAGGTGAAGAAATTCGGTACATCTATGGAGCAGGCATTAAAAATCATATTGGAGGCTTTGAAAGGCTGTATTCCGGAATTCAAGGACTACGGACTTCCATCTGATTTTGTAGGTCAGACAACAAATGCAATACAATACCCGGTAATATTTAAGGCCCTTATGAACATGTTCCAAAGAGATAACCGATGGGCGAGTGCAGAGCTTCTTGATTTGGTAAAAAAAGAAGACGCGGTGTTTATGAAGGTGAAGGCTACAACCGTGACGAGAGAAGATTTTGTTATTAATGTTCCTATTTAA